GGCGCTATCGTTGGGTCTGGGCGGAAAGAGGATAGGCCACGCGCCTGCCCATCCAGCGTCAGTACTGTGGTGCCGCGGGACCTTTGATAGCCTCCCGATTCCAGGGCGCGTGGCGTCTGCCACGTCTTGATCTGCGTCCGCAGATCGAGACCACCTTGCCCGTGCTGGCTGCTGGACGAGCTCGTGCCGTCCGATGCCCGTGGTGTTGACCACGCTTTCACCTGCACCGCCAACGGAATCCCAGCTCCGTTCCCGTTGCCGTGCCTCGCTTTCAAGGCATCCGCCCGAGCAAAGAACGTCTCCGGCGTCTCGCCGTCGTTCGGCGCCGTCGCCGTGGGTGTGGCCCACCAGTCCCGAATCACCCCGGGCAGACTGTCCGTCGCTCCCGGATGGTTGCCTGCACTCTCCGAATCTTCTGCCCCTGGCGTGGGCCAGGATGAAAAGCCGCTCCCGACGGTGCGGCGCGCCGACCCCAGCCGCTGAAAACACATCCCATTCCGCATCAAACCCGAGCGAGGCCAGGTCCCCGAGTACGTATTCCAAGCCTCCTCGAAGGAGACCTGGCACGTTCTCCAAGAAGACGATTGTCGGTCCCACCTCGCGAATAACACGGACGGTGTCGGGCCAGATCCAGCGGTCGTCGGTTGTTCCTCTCCGCTGACCGGCACCGCTCCACGGCTGACACGGGAATCCCGCAGAGACGATATCCACGACGCCACACCACGGTCGGCCGTCGAAGGCGGCAACGTCATCCCAGATAGGCGCCGGATGAAGCCACCCTTCAGCCATGCGCGCAGTAAGTACCGCCGCCGCATAGGTTTCCCTCTCAACGTAACAGACAGTTCGATAGGCAGGGATGGCAAGCCCGAGTCCGAGCTCGAGTCCGCCAGCCCCGGCACAAAGAGCCAGACCATTAATCACACCGCCTCCGTCCAACGCCGCGCCGGCTGATCTGGCACGTGCTCCCGCCGGCAGTCGTGGCAGGCGCGCACCCGGTAGGGATTCCAGTCCCAGCCCGTCGCGGTCTGCACGCCGCCACACGGGCAGCGAAGGTTCGGCCTGTCCTCGGACAGCGTCAGGCAGTCGTAGGGCTGGACTGCGCTGTAGGCGATCATGGCGCCACCTCCGCGCCGAACACCCGGCGGAAATCGTCCTGCCGGGCCAGCGGAATCGCCCGAAGACCCTCCTCGATTTTGGTCAGCAGGTTCGGTGAGCAGCCCAGCAGCCGCGCGGCGGTGGATCGCGGAATCCCGAGATCCAGCCGCGCTTGTTTCACCCGGCCGCCCGATCCGGTTGGCGCGGGACTCCGGCGGGCCGGACGAGCCGGGTTCAGCCAAATCGCGCCACGCTGACCCTCGGAACGACGGATTTGTTTCACGTCGTCTTCCAGCAGCGCCCGAGCGGCGAGGTCGTTGCCGTGGTGGGCCAGTGCGGTCAGGGTGATTCGGAGGGCCGTGATGCGGCCGTTGAGGTAATCCTCGTACTCGTTCATCCGCTCACGTACTCCGTGAGGCCGAACTCGATCCGGTGAAGCGTCCTGTCCCGCGTCGGGAACTTCTCGGCCATCACGTCCATCAGGTAGCGATCGTCACTCCCGACCAGTTGCGGCCGTTTGAGCAGATCGGCCAGCGTCGGGATCACCTTGTCCAGATCGCGGCTGACGGGCATGTACGCTTTGGCCAGAAGCACCCACAATGTGAACGCCGGCGTCTCCCACCCTTGCTCAATCAGGCGGGCGTAGGCATCCTCCTCCCAGTCGCGGACCGCCTGTTTGATCACCGGGCGTTGGCCGCCGAGGTGATAGCGGTCGTTCCACGACGGGCAGAGCGGGACGGTCCAAAGGCGCAATTTCAGGTTGGGATGCGGCAGGGCGACGTTCATGATCCCGCCGCCACGTCAAAGAGGGTTGGCTGATTGCGCTCAAACACTGCCCGGTCGAGGTTGATGCAAGCTGACCGGAAGTACGACGGTTTTAGTTCACACCCGACAAACCGTCGGCCGTGCTTCAGAGCCTCAAAGCCGGTTGAGCCGATGCCCGCAAAGGGATCAAGAACTAAATCGCCCGGATTGCTCCAGAGTTTGATCGCCCGCTCAATCACGCCTAGTTGCAGCGGGCAGAGGTGGCGTTCGTCATCCGTTTCACGGGCCTGCACCACGTTGAGCACGTCAGTTTCCCGGATTCCACCCGGAATGCCGGCATCGGCCCGATACCAGACCGGAGCCGCCCATTCGATCCATTCATCGGCGGTAATCCAGCCGGACTCGTTTTGATATTTCGTGCTGATCCCGGCCCGGATTGGCTGCGGATTATCGCCCGGCTTGCGGAATTGCAGCAGGTAATCAGCCAGTGCCATGTGCATGTGACTGGAATCATTAGCCAGCGTTTTGAACAACAGGCCGCGGTCTTTCGTTCGAATCGCCTTCACCTGCGGGTTTTTGTCGATGCAGACCTCGCCGTAATAAATCCAGCCGCCGGCCTCCATCGCCCGAATCACGGCACCGCGAAAATCCTTGAGGCCGATATAGCCGTCAGTGCCTTTGAACGCGACTGCCTGTGTCAGGTGGACACAAGCCGACCGGCCGGGCATGGTCACGCGGAGCAGTTCCGGGATCAGGTAGCTGTACTGCTCGATCAATTCCTCAATCCCGCGCACATTGCCCATGTCATGTGGAGAATTCGTGTAGGCGTACATGCCGGGAAAGGGCGGCGAGAACACAGACAATCCAACTGTCTCACTCGCCACATTGGACAACTGTTGGACGCTGTCGCCGAGATAGAGAGTCCACCCTTTTCCGTAGGCGACTGATTCCTCGTAGGCCATCTCCGACCGTTCGGCCGAGGAGAGTTGAAGCCCCGCCATATTGGCCGTAATCTGGTCAAACATCTCGGCAGATTGTCGCTCTTTTCGCGCGATATTCTTCACAACCGCACCCTCCGTCTCAGCGGTAATCAGGTACACGTTGACCGGCCGGGTCTGCCCAAATCGCCAGCAGCGCCGGATCGCCTGATAGAGTTGCTCGTAGGAATCGGAGAGGCCAACGAACGCCACATTGGCGCAGTTCTGGAGATTCAGGCCAAACCCAAAGATCGTGCTCTTGCTCACCAGCACGCGTGCCCGCCCGGATACGAAATCAAGCAACGCCTGCTCTTTGTGGGCAATCGTGTCAGAGCCGGTCACCTCCACCGCACCGAGAATCGCCTTTGCCAACGCCTCGGATTCCGCGTTCAGGTTGCACCAGACCAGCCATTGCTCAGGCGAGTTGTTGATGAGGTTCGCTGTCGCTGCCACGCGATCGCTGATGCTTTCGCGCCGGGCCTGCTGTCGCTCTTGAAGCGTCAGTGCCTCGACTGGGAAAAGCGTTGCCGTCGGCTGACTGACGCCCACCGTCACCTGATGCATGTGGAGCGGTGGCAGAATGAAATCGGCGTCCGGATAGCCGATATCCGATGGCTTGCGCATGGCAACCGACCATGATGCCATCCACCGCCAGAAGTCCTGCCGAGCATGGCCCTTGAGTCGCCACTGGTGAGTGGAGTTCCCGTCCTGAGTGAAAAACAGGGCCATCATTTCCTTGCCGGTCATGATGTCGAGGAACTCGGCGTGATTGCTCAGTTCCATCAAGTCGTTCGGCGCGGGCGTGGCCGTGCAGGCAAGTCGGAACGGAATCGACCGGCCAAACTCCGTGATCGCCTTACGAGTTGGCCCGTCGTAAGATTTCAGGATCGATGATTCATCTAAAACCAACGCTCCGAATCCGGACGGGTCGAAATGCTGGAGCATTTCGTAGTTGGCGATATTGATGCCGTGCCGAATGTCGGCCTGTGTCCGGCAAACCGTGACCTGAATGCCGAACTTGTCACCCTCACGAGCGGTCTGCTGGGCCACGGCCAACGGCGCCAATATCAGCGCCGGCCGATCGACCTGAGCCACGATGTGCCGCGCCCACTCAAGTTGGATCAGCGTTTTGCCGAGACCGCAATCGAGAAACAGAGCAGCCCGGCCACGTCGAATCGCCCACTCCACGATATCCCGCTGCCAGTCGAATAGGGCTGGATTCAATGCGCTGCGATCCACCGTGAATCCGACGGGTTGAGCCTGGACGCGTTTTCTGGCCAGAAAGGCGCGGTAGGTATCGTCAAGGCGATTGCTCACCATGTCGGGTGCTCGCGCGAGGTCGCCTCGGATCGGGTAATCTGGACTTGCATCCTGTCTCCTCGGGTTGTGATGCAGGCTGGCCAGAGGTACGAGCTCTGGTCAGCCGCTCCGTCTAGGCAGTCGCGTCGAGAGTCAGTTGGCCGACTTCCACTCGGCGCCGGCGGCCACGAGCTCGCCGGGAATCGAGTCGGCCTGGGCGACCGTGCGCTGGCGTCGCCGCTCGCGGGTTCCGGCCGACACGCCATCGTCCTCCGGTCCGGCCAGGGCGGGCAGCAACCGATGCTCGCCGTCGATCACGTTCCCATCCACGTCTACGGTGAAGGGGTAGCTGGCCTCGGTTTCCTCCGGCTCGGTGACCGGCTCCTGCTTGGCCAGGTAGTCATCCAAGCTGGACTGCGCCGACTCCAACCGTACCCGGACCTGCTGGCCGAAGACCTGAACGAGCTGGCCCATCAGCTCGGGAGTGGCGGCCATCTCGAAAACGACCTTGACGGTCGGCGTGAGCAGATCCTTGTTGGGCTTCGTGGACCACTGATCAAAGCGGGTACTGAACTCGACTACCATTTCACTCTCCTTGTGGAGTTGGCGATCAATCCTGGGTCTGGAGTTGGGTCACATACGGCCGGCAGTCGGTTGCCTGGTTCCAAATCAGCCGACACACGTCGGATGCCTTGAACCGACTGGCCAGCCGATCCGGGATCTGGTTGAACAGGCTGTTGCAGGTCACAAAGAGGGGCTTGTGCTGGCGATACCGATCATCCACCAGCAGGTAGAGCTTTTCGGCCGCCCACTCGGAAAAAACCTGGGCCCCGAGATCGTCGAGGATCAGGTAGTCCGCCTCCAGCACGTTGGCGAACTCCTCGGCGAAAAGGGGTGGCCGCAGTCCGCCGTCCCGCTCCCAGGCCAGACGGGCATCAAAGCAATTGCGGAAGCGATCGAGCATCGCCGGCAGGTTCTGCCAAACGACGAGCTTGCCCCGCTCGATCAACCGATGCGCCGCGGCGTACGACAGATGCGTCTTGCCGTTGCCAGTCGTCCCGTAGATGAAGAGCAGCGGCGGCACAGCGTCATCGTCGTCCTCGCGTTCCGCCCAGGCCCGCGCGGTCTCGTAGGCCTCGGTGGCGAGCTCTCGCCCGAAGCCGGTCAGCCGAAACCGATCGAACGTCTGGCCGGACGCCGCCCGGGGGAGCAAGGAGAGTCCGGCTTGCACATAATGCTCTTGCCGGCGCTGCTCGACATCGACCAACCGGCAATGGCACGGGATCGCCCGGCCAAAATCCGGATCGCTGATCGGCACCGCACGACGGACGAAGCCGTACCCTCGGCAGGACGCACACGCCGGCTCAGGTTCCGGGGCCGGCTCGTCCGGCACGGAGTGCAGCCAGTTCGGCGGCCTGCGCTGCGTATTCGTCGTGAGTGGGGACGCTATGACGCTGCTGAGAGCGTGAAAATCCGGCTGAGTGTCCATTGCGATTGCTCCGTTCGGCATTGCCATTGGCTTCGACCGCGCACCAGTTGCGGTGCTGCGATCGCGGGGAGTCGCGCGCTTTCAAGGGCTTGGTCGTTTTCGACGCAATCCACGATTTGAGCACGTGCCCCACGTCGATCGTCGGGAAATCAGCCGCCAGCGACCGGATATGCGCCAGGTCCTGCCAGGGGTCGAAGGGATAGTTCGGCACGCCCTTCAGCAAAAGCAGCAGCGATCTCTCGCTCTCGCTGGGAGGAGGGGGCTTCGTCGCGTCGGGCACCGGCGCGCTTTCGACGGCAGACGGCGGCGACGCCACGTCATCGTCGGATTCAGCGTCGGTCAATGAGTTCTCGCCTCCGCCTCCTCGCATATCGAGATCCGCATCCGCATTCGTTTCTGACTCTCGCCTCCTCCTCCTCGAATACGAATACGGGGGCATTTCGCCGCCGTCGGCGGTCATCGGCGCGCACATGTCCGCACATTCCGGCGGATCCGGGAATCTGCTGGTTTTCGCACGCATCCGCTGGTGCTTTTCCCACTTCACGATGAAGAGGAACGGCTGGTTGTCGAAGGTGTACAGCCGCACGAGATCGACTTCGACGAGCCGGCCCAGCCAGCGACTGATGTCCTCGTCGCGAACTTTATCGAGTTGCAGAGGGAAGCACCGCGCCCGCAACACCGCCGGCCGTGCGTCGAAGCGACCGTAGTCGTCCACTTGGACCATCAGACGGTAGAAGAAGCGCTCCTCCTCGGCCGAGAGCTGGTCGATCGTGTCCGATGTGCAGATGCGTTCGAAGAGAATGCGGTTAGGCATTAGTCCGCTCCCTTGCGCCGATTGCAAGGCAAACAAAGAGTTCGCAGATTAGCGAGGTCATTGGAGCCGCCCTTAGCAATCGCGACGATGTGATCGACTTCCAGAGGCGCGGGTGCCCCGCACAAAGCGCAGTGGTAACCATCTCTCGCCAATATGGTTGGGCGTACTCGGCGGGCGATGTTGTCCCAATGGCGCCGAACTGGATGCCTTTCTGGGCGAGTCAAAGAACGCCAATCGACAATCTGAAGCTGGGGAGCGCCATCGTGGTCGTGGAGGCTGAGCACTCCGGCCGCAATCAACGCGTCACGCCACTCAGCCACCATCGTTTCGGTGACATCGACGTCGTAGCGGAAGGCTTGAGCCCGCAGATACCGCGCGCTGCCTTTGAGCCGGCCCTCGTCGTCCGCGAAGTTGATGCAGGCGATGAAGAGCAGCCGAGCGTCACGGCTGACATCAGCGAGCTGCTCGTTCTCCCAGAGCCGGGGATCAATGTCGCGCTTGCGTGCCATCGGCGAGCCTCTTTCGTTGGCAGTTGGGAATCAGTGGATGGGTGAAGGTGGGCAGCCGGCCGGCGGAATAACGGTCCAGACCCGGCCAAGCTACCCGGCTAAGGAGCACCGGCCGCGCCGGTGCTCAGCGCAAGGCCTCCCGACTCGATCGAGTCGGGAGGCTCGAGTCGGGAAGTCATGACGCCCCAAAAAAAGCGCGCACCGCGTCGAGACTGCGCGTCACCGTCGCCGGCGGTAGGCTCCTCACGATGCGTCGGCCGTAGGGTTTCGTGGTCAGCCGGCCATCCAAAATGGCCACCACGCCCCGATCGGTCTTGGTGCGAATCAGCCGACCAAAACCCTGTTTGAGGGCGATGGTGGCGACCGGGATGGCAAGCTGGTTGAACCAGGCCCAGCGATCATTGGCCGCGCGGTTCACCGCGTCACAGCGAGCCGCCCAGATCGGATCGTCTGGTGGCGTGAAGGGCAGTTTGTCGATGATCACGAGGCTCAACGCCTCGCCTTGCACATCGACGCCTTCCCAGAACGATTTGACCCCGAAGAGGACGCTATGGGTGTCCTCGCGGAATCGCCGAACCAGTTCGGGACGCGGTAGATCACCTTGCCGGAGCAAGGTCCACCGGAGCCGTGGAGCCAGCCGATCGTAGACATCCCGCAGGATACGGAAGCTGGTGAACAAGACGAAGGCTCGACCGTCTGACGCTAGCAGGAGGCGCTCGATCTCGCCGGCCAGGCGCTCGACGTACTCGATGCTGCCCTCCTGCCGGAAGCGGCTCGGATCAAAGCTCTGTCCATCCTGAGGGAGATAGATCAGCGCCGCGCGACGGTAGTCGAATGGACTGGACACAATTAGTTCGTCGACCTGCTCAAGCCCTACCCGCGACCGCCAGTAGGCCATGCCGGCGTCGGTCGCAATGGTGGCCGAGGTGGCGATCACCGTTGGGAACACCTCGAAAAGCCGCTCCGCAAGAAGGTCAGATACGTCGATCGGCTTCGCGTGCAGAACGATCCGGCCGTTACTCAACTCCGCGAAGCGCACCAACACATCCTCGGTGCCCGGTGTCACGACCCACTCAAGGTGACCCGTCAGCCGATCGGTCTGGTCGCCGAGCTTCCCCCAACTGGTCTGCTGGTCAGGTGTCAGCCAGTGGAGCGCGCCACCTTTGATCTCTTCCGTAAAGAATCGGAGGGCCTGAAGCGCCGCGTTCGCGATCGGACGCTCATCCCTCAGGATCATCGACGCCGACCGAGACTCAGCGAAGCGATCCTGAATTGCCCCGAACAGGCTCTCCATCTGGGACTGAACCGCACCGGCTTTGAGGCTCCATTTCTCGGCCTCGTCCTGGTCCTCGGTCCCGCTTGGCTGCCCCTTGACCGCTTTGTGCTTGACCGTCAGGTTCTCAATCCGGCGGGCTATCCGCGTCCATCGGCCGAGACTGATCTCAACGCCGAACGCGTTCGTTGCGATGTCCTCCAGATGGTGCGCCTCATCGAGGACGATGACTGAGACGTCATCTGGCAGGACGCTGGCGTGGCCGTCGGTCTGGAAGCGGAGTTCCAGATCCCGTAGCAGGAGAGCGTGATTCACGATGATCACCTCAGCCTCACTGGCTTTGGTCTTGGCCTTCTCGACCCAGCAGTTCCCGAACTGCGGACAGCGTTTGCCGAGGCATGAATCCGAGTCCACCGTCAGATCCGACCAGAGGTCGAGGGGCACCGCGAAGGGCGCTGTCTCCAGATCCCCGGTGTTCGTCTCGGCCGCCCAGGTGACCACCTCGGGCCAGGCCAGTGCCGCGTCGGTGCTCTTGAAAAGTGCCACGTCGGCCATCCCTGGCAGGGATCCCGACAGTTGGTCGCTCATCTCCGCGAAACGATGGAGGCAGAGATAGTTCGATCGGCCCTTCAGGATGGCTGCCCGGAATGGCTGGGGCAAGACCGACTGGAGGAACGGAATGTCCTTCGCCCAGATCTGCACTTGAAGGGCTTTGTCGGCGGTGCTACACACGGTCCGCTGACCACTCAGAATGGCTGGCACCAGGTAGCCGAGGCTCTTACCTGTACCCGTGCCCGCCTCGATGGCCGCATGCCGACTCTTAGCGATCGCCGCCTCGACCAGCTCGGCCATCTGGATCTGGGGATCGCGGCACTCGTAGCCGGGGAGCTGTCGGGCAATGACACCGCCGGGTCCGAGAATTCCCCGGATCGTCAGTTGCGGCGTGAATGCCGCAACTATCGGTGGTGACGCTGGCGCGATCGGTGCCAGCGTCTTTGGAACGATTGCCAGGTGATGGCTTGGGTCTGATTCGGGCGGTTCCGGGATCGCATCGAAGTTGATGCCGGCCCCGCTCAACTGGCCGCGGTATTTTCGGAGCATCTTCCAGGCGGCCCGCCGTTTCTTCGGTGACCACTCCTCTTCCGCCTGCCCTGCGAGGCTGTGCCCAAAAGCGGCGTCAGCGGCGTTGAACCCAGCGCCGTCGAGGCTATTCGCCCAATCACAGCGGCCGGCCAGAAGTCGGATCGCAGTGCCGAGGGTTGGAGCGCTGCTCTCAGTGGTCATCAGCGTCCTGTCCTGTTCTGAGCCAGTTTGGCCGCTTTCGTCAGGAGCATTCGACGAGCTTCGGGATACTGCTCAATGGTCAGGTCCTCAATCGCGGGGATCCCGAAATGCCTCTTGAACGACTCGACGTTCGCGCCAGTCTCTTTAAGCAGGTCGCAGATCTCGATCGCCTGATCACGCTGGATCAGTGTATTCGGCGACGGGCCGAAGACGTCATCAAGCGTATTTCCGGCGAGCGCCGATCCCTTGCCCGAGGGCGTGTGCCCATTCTGGGCCGGGGGGTTGACGGGAGGGGCGCTCGGCGGAGCCGGAGCGGGTCGGGCCGGAGTGGTGGCGGCACTTTTGGACTCGGCTATTCCCTCGTAGTCCGGACCGTAAAGCTCCAGGCCAACGCCGAATAATGTGGCGGCCTTCTTAAGGCCGTCACTGATCGCGCCTTTGATCAAATCCTCGCCACTCTTCTCGGCCACCGCTTGGACGCCGATGTGACTCCGGGTGCCCAGCCCCGGAATCGTTAGCTCGACCACCGCCACCAGGACGTTGCCCTGCTTTTCCAGCCGATTGACGGACAGCGACCACTGGTTATCGGTCGCCTCAATCAGCCGGTGGATAACCGTGTGCGTCTCAACGTAGTCGAGCATTTTCCCGCGAGCCCCCTCGCGTTTCTTGATCGCCTCTTTCGGGAAGGGCTTTGACAGCGCCTCCGTCAAAGCCTTGACGTCGTTCATCACCTTCCTCTTCAGCGCTGGTGAGGCGGGGCCGTATGAGCCGCTGGCCCCGCCTCTCGTTACTTCAGTTCGCGCACTCTCAGCTCATAGGCAGCCTCGCAGAGGACGACAGGTCACTTATTGCTAAGCCGGGACACTCGTGTGTCCGTCGGCCGGTGGAGCGCTCCAGAGTCGAACTGGTTTGGCCACGGATGCTGAGCCGGACTGATGGCCACTTGTCCGGCTAGGGTGTCCTGCGCACTCCGGTTTGGTGGACCCTCCGGCCCGCGTGTACCAACACGCCTCACGCTCCGTGTTTGGCAGATGCCGGCCGGAGGCCACCAACCGACACCTGCCACAAAGTGCCTCGGGCTAGCCGAGACGGGGAGAAACCAGAAGAAACCCGGCGGCCGCCGCGAGCACAACGCTCAGGAACACCACGGTCCAGACCGGCCACTCGATCCACTCGGGCTTCGTGGCCGCATCGCGGACCAACTGCCGGGCGCGCCGGCACTCGCGACAGCAGGCCGCGTGTTTCACCGGGAAATGAGTCATGCCGCACTCTCCTTTCCTTCGATGGGCGTGACACCGGCCACGAGGAACACCTCCTCGATGACCAGCTCGCAGCAGTCCGGAACCAGAATCTCGCGCCGGCCGTAGGTCTCGGTCGACCGGCCGATCAGCTCGCGCTGAGCGAGACAGCGCGGGTACTCGCCGCAGAGCTGGCACTGAACCGGTGGGTAGCCGTGGCGCACGCGCCGGCAGTCGCAGCCCAGCGGGTCATCAGCCGGGCAGTCGTGCATCGAGGTCTTCGTGAACTGCGTCAGGCGGCTTTCGAGATTGCGAAAATGGGTGCCAACCAAGGAGAGCGACAGCGGCATCGTGCGGATCCTCCGCCCGCCGTGTGACCTCCTCTCCCACAGGTCGATCGGCTGGGTGTACAATGACGTTGAGCCCTGAAGGTTGCTAGCCCTCGGGTGCTGGTAGATCTCTGCCGGCTGAGCGTTTGCGCCGCTCGCCGGCTTTCTTTTTGTCGTCATCACGCTGCCTCGGCGGTCGGGCGCATCCTCTCGCGCCGGATCTCCCGGATCGTCACCTCTCGGAGTTCACCCTTCTGGAGGTACCGTCGGATGATCCGGTTCTCGGCCAGCCCGCTCTCAATGGCCGCGGCGGCCGCCGCGGCATCACCGGCCATCAGGTAATCCCGGACGTTCAGCAGGACACAGGTCTGGTTCTCGACCAGACCCTGAATGGTGTCGATCGGCGGCTTCTTCCGCCGATCCGGTAACGGATCGCGCATCATTCCCCCCTGTGGTATCGGCCCTAAGCGGCCGTTTCATCAGTGGTGCCGGTCCCCTGGTCGGTTGGGCGATCACCCCCCTTCGGCTGGTTTAAAAGGTAGCGCAATGCCTCAAGGCACCTTTCTTCGTCCGGCGCGTACTCGGCTCGGACAGTGACGGTCACCTGGGGTTGGCGCGGCTGGCGTTCGGCCATCAGTTAGCTCCAGTCATCTCGGAGCCGTGAGCCCCAACCGCAATCCGAGGCCACACAGGACAAGACCGGCCGGTAACCCTGACCGCCGATGTAGGCCAGGTGGGCGACGCATTGGCCGCCACACTCCCGGCAAACAGAGACCGTCAGCCGGTGTTTACAAGGCCGGTCGGGGTGCCGTTGGGCATCGACGCACTCACAGGTCCGCCGGGCCACGTCGACCAGATAGCTGCCGTTCCGAGTGGCGCTCGGGACCGAGAACTGGTCGTTGCCGAGGTAGCTGACCGCGAGGAGATTTATGTCGCGGGAGCGATCCATTCGGCTGGGGCGGGTTTGAGTGACCATCAGGCGCCCTCCGTCGAGGGAATCGCTGTAGCGGCAGAATCTTCGTTATCAGCGATATTTCCCGCCAAAAAAAGGAGACAATCATCCTTCAGATCGGGGCAAGATGTGGCCAGTCCACGGAGGAACGTAAGGCCTGGCTTTGCCTTGCGGTTCTTCAGCTCCGACCAGTGGGCCTGGCTGACGCCGATGTGCTCAGCGAACTGGAAGTCCAGCATTCCGAGTTCGCGCTGCTTCAAAATCGCCTTGTCGATGATCATAGTTCGCCCCTCCGATATCGCTATGATAATACCCGTCTTCGCCCTTGTCAATCCCTCCCAACACAGATAGTCCAAAATCGTGCGGGCGATATTAGAATGTCGATATGGCGGAATCGTTCGGGCGAACAGTCAGGGAGATGCGGCGTCGCCGGCGGCTGACTCAAGAAGAGCTTGCTATGGCTGCGTCGGTCAGCCAGTCCTATCTCAGCGAGCTCGAGAATGAGAAAGGCATTCGGCCCAGCTATGAGGTCGTAGTCAAGATCGCTGATGCCTTGGATGTTGACCCGGATGACCTGTGGGGGAGATTAACGCCATCTCGGGTGATGCCTGACGATGACCCGGAGTTAGACCTGATGATGTACCAGATCCGGGGGTTGACCCGCGAAGAGCGCAGGGCACTTGCCGCGTTCGTGGATACACTGAAGGCCACACGCCCGAGAGATGAGGAGAACGACCCTACGTCATGAACTATCCCAAGCGCAAAGCTATGGAACTCAGGCAGAAACTTGGCTTCGTAGGGATTCTTCATAGCTCCGACATCGATCGAGCACTGGATTACCTCGACGTCGAAGTTAAATACTGGCACTTACCCTTGCCCATGCTCGAGCTATTCATCGGCCGACGCTTGATTATCTTGTCGAGCTTTATCCCGCACGAGTGGCGTCCGTGGATCAAGGCTCATGCAGTTGGCCATCAGCGGATGCACCGTGGCGATCAGCTAAAGCTGATGGAGACTAATTCGCTTCTGGTCGATAAACAGGAACGACAGGCCAACGTCTTCGCAGGGTGGTTCTATCTGGGCCATCCGCCGCGGGGATCTACCTGCGATCAATTGGCCTATGCAGCCAATCTACCGTGGCGGTGCATACGGAGATGGGCCTACCTCACGGGAGCGACACCAAACGGGCGGAATGGCCCGATTTTTTGGGAGCAGGCTATGTAACAAGACGTGATCTATACAACGTGTCCGGCTTGGAAGGCTGATTAAGAGTTCTACCTAGGGAAACCCCTAGGTCTTTAAGGGGAGCACTGGAATGGCGGACCGTATTGAGTGCTTGGCGTGCGGGCATCTGAACAGTCCGGACCGGCAAGTTTGTGAAGAGTGCAATTTTGACCTGAAGCGACCGGCGGGGGTGCAGGAACGAACCATCGGGCCGGCTGCACAGCCGGTGCAGTCAACCGTTCGCCGGCGCGATTGGCGAAGCAACCCCTTTGTCGTGGGCTGTCTCGGGCTCCTCGTGGTTGGGTGTATTGGTCTGGCCGCCATCAGCAGCTTGGGTGGCCGCTCCGGCACTCGAGTAGCTGCCAACGTCACCGCCGCCTCCACTGCCGTGAAAACGACCGCCCAAGCTCAGCCAACGGAGACACCGATCCCGACGGCAACCGCCATGTCGAAGGACTCGATGATCACAATGCTGGTTGCGGCGTGGGAATCGTCCGACTGGGAGAGCGCGATCCGTATAGCCAATCAGTTGAAGCGCCAATACCCGGACGAACCTGAGTGGGCGGAGAAACACCGAGCCGCCCTCTGGAATGCCGCGACTCGAGCAGGTGACACCGGCTACAGCGTGGTGGCTCTCAACTATTTGCGCACCATCCAAGAGGAATACCCTTCAGCTGAAGTCGATGCCGAGATGGTGCGATACATACCCACCCCAACCAGCACTCCGGAGCCGACGAACACCCCGAGCCCCAGCGATGTTCTCTCCCGCGTTGCTCGTGATCAGTTCCGTGGTGATCTTCGATCGGCCAAGGTTACCCCCATCAACCTATCCAACTTGGAGCGGATTCTCAGCGGGGAACAGGAAGCTACCGACGCTTCCGAGCCGCGTCCCGGCGACGAGGTCGTCCGGTATGCCACCGTGGATTACAACCTCGGCGCCCAATGGGATGAATCAATGGCGATCCGTTCGGCGACCATGAAGGCGAAGGAGTTCATCCCGAAAGCCTTTCAAGTCCAAGGTGTGGATGTTCTCGAACTACGCGCCTTTTCCGATTTCACAGACGTTCGGGGTAACTCATCTCCCAACGTGGCCATGAAGATCACCATTTCGCGCCGCACCGCAGGTGGTATCAACTGGCCGAACTTCAACCAACGAAATTTTGAGCGAGTTCTCACAGGTCGGGAGGACGGCGTCTACGTCCATCTGTCGCTGCGGCGTGCTTGGGCGGATTATCAGTCCGGTAGATAGGTACCCAGTACCCCATCAACCATGAGGAAGAACATCATGCGCCGACTCATCATTGCCCTTTTCACGCTGGCCATCGTCCTGATGCCGGTCTATAGCCCATCCCAAGTCGTCGACGCCCAGCGTGTCACCTGTTCGTCGTTCTCAAGCCAAGCAGCAGCGCAGGCTGCCTATCGCGCTGACCCGGTGGGGCTGGCCAACCTTGATGCCGACCGAGACGGCATCGCGTGCGAGTCCAATCGATGCCCCTGCGATCCGACTCCGGTCAATCGGTCGAGCTCGCCCTCTCAACCGGCCCAGCCGGCTGCCACGGCGACTCCCCGACCGGCCGCAACTGCGACACCAAGGCCGGCCGCTGCCGCATCTGTCCCTGATGGCTGGGCGATGGTGACGCGCGTCATCGACGGCGACACGGTTGACGTGTCGCTCTATCCGTCAGGGGCTACCGAGCGGGTGCGGATTGTTGGCATCAACACGCCGGAACTCAGTCCCCGGCAATGCTACGCGCTCGAGTCCGCGGCGACTCTCCAGAACTGGGTGCAGGGCGAATGGGTCTGGATCGAGAGGGATTTCACGCAGGACGATCGGGACGCCTATGGCCGACTACTGCGCTATCTCTGGCATGAAGACCCGAGTTTCGGCTGGTGGGACGTCGGTGAATGGATGATCCGGGAGGGGCAGGCGCGGGAATACACGTTCCGCATAGCCTATCAACGGCAGGGGCTCTATCGCACGGCACAAGCCGAGGCTCGGGCGAATGGGGCCGGTCTATGGGGCGCGTGCTGAGGAGGGAGATCATGTTCGGCTGGCTTTTCGAGGAATCCAAGAAGCCATCGCGTCCAACGTCCAAGAAGGTCCGGAAAAATGTCCGACTCAACGTGAACAAGAAGAGCGTCTCGGTGACCGCCGGCGGCAGGAATAATCGGGTGACAGTGGGGCGGCGAGGGGTGCGGGCCAGCCTGTTCGGAATCCGGATCTGGTAGTCAGAGGAGGTAAGGGAACGCTCCTCAGCCGCAGCTTTAGGGCGCCGATCGGGACTCCCGACACTATAGAAAAAAGTGCCCCGGCTGACTCGCACTCACGCCGGGGCGGCAGACCTGATCAGGAGGCCTGCGTGTCCAGTGTATCACCACCCGCATCCCCGCGGGTGGCTCTCTATGCCCGCGTCTCGTCCGAAGATCAGATCGAACGTGAGTCGATCCAGAACCAGATCGAAGCGGCCAATGCGATCTGCCCTGCACTCGGGATGACGATCGTCGGGACATACCTCGACGACGGCGTTCCCGGCACGATTCCCATCGAGCAGAGGCCGGCCGGCGCCCGCATCCTCGCCGATGCCAAGGCGGGCCAGTTCGAGCAGGTGGTCGTCTACCGACTGGACCGCATCGGCCGAACGGGCATGATTATCCTGTCGGCCCACGATGCACTCAAACGCTGCGGCGTTGCATTTCGGAGCCTCACGGAACCCTTTGACACGAGCAATCCTTTCGGCGAGTTCGTCATGGGCATCTTGGCCATGGTGGCCGCCTATGAGCGCGACTCTATCGTCCAGCGCTCCAGCCTTGGCCGTCGGCGAAAGGCCCGGGAGGGATACTGGACAGGAGGTCGGGCTCCCCTCGGTTATCGGGTCCTTGATCAGAAGTTAGTCATTGATGAAGAAGAGGCGGAGATCGTTCGGCAGATCTTCCGTTGGTACAACGAAGAGCGGCTCAGCGCCTATGCCATCGCTGAGCGGCTGAATGCATTGGGAGTGGCGACACAAAGCACCCGGCGAGGGATCACTAGCAAGCGGATCAAGCTCGTAGACCACTGGGATCACACACGGGTCCTCATGATGTTGAAGAACCCGACGTATATGGGCGAGCGCCGCATCGGCCGCCAGAGTAAGAGCAAACAGACCATTACTCAGGAGGTCCCAGCGATCCTCGATCGGGCGACGTGGGATCGAGCCCAGGAATTGCGCCCGCTGAACTGGAAAATGTCATCAAGGAACGCCAAGCGGCTGTACCTCCTGCGCGGCCTGATTGATTGCGGTATCTGTGGTCGGCGGTACTCTGGCCTGACTCAGACGAACCAGAATCACATCGCCTACTACCGGTGTGGTCAGTACCGCTGTCCGAATCCCGATGTCCGGGTGGAACTCGTCGAGGACGTCGTCTGGTCGGACATTCGGGACTGGATTGATCGGCCAGGCGACTTGGTCGCGAAACTGATGACGCAGGTCAATGACCTGACCGGCGCGGAAGGAGAGGCCGAGCTTGATGCCCTGAGCCGGGCACTCCAGCGGGTGGAGGCTGAGCGCTCCCGTGTCATTTCGCTGATTAGGAAGGGGCTCATCTCAGAGGCTGAGGGGGAGGCGCAACTGATCGCCTCAGCTCGGGAGCGGGATGATCTGGCCGGCCGCAAACTGGTCTTGGAGAACGCGCGGGCTCAGCGAGAGGAGGAGAAGGCACGAATCCGCGGGGTGGCTGAACTCCTCGCCGCGTTGCAGGGGAAGGCTGACAAGGCCACGCCGGAGACCAAGCGGATGCTCATGGAGTTGCTGGTCGAGAAGGTGATCGTGGAACCCAGTCGGCGCGGCGAGTACCATTTGAACCCGCGCTACCGATTTAGGCGGCCGGCCGGTGAAAGCTCCACTGGTATTGCGGACACTTCGTATTACCGCAATGACTGCAATCACATTGATTCGTTCCGACTGAGCACACAGTACCGTCTGCTGAGCCTACCAGAGCTCGCCCGCCAGACGGGCATCGGGTATGGCCGCCTCTGGCGGAGGGTCACCGAAGGCCGGCTGAAGGCCATTCGGGTCGGTGAGTATTGGTACGTCCGGCAGGATATCACCTCTGTTCAGCCAACTGCTTAGAACCAGAACGCGGGTTCTTCGTCGTCGCGGCCGAATGGCTATGTTAGATTGTTACCCCGACAAAGGGATTGATTAATTGCTCTAGAGTGATTATTGTTTTGAGCATGGACGCAAACTACCACCTCGCGAGCTCTTGGCTGATCTGGCGGGCGGCGGGATGCCCAGCGGCCGAGTGGCCGCTGGAGCCAAGTCCCGGTAAATGCGGCACCTGCCACATCGTGGTTACGGAGCGGGCGAGCCACCCGCTAGGCGATCCGAAGGTAACGACGCAGAGTTGCCCGGCCTGCGCGTGGATGTATACGCAGCCCAAACAGAAGAACCGGGCCGTTCTGGCGCTCGGCAATAACCTATTCTGGCCCCTGATCAAGGCCGATCCTGCCCAACCCCATCGTCCTCAATGGTCTGAGATGTTTCAGCGCGTTGCGGACGCCGATCTCCTCACCCCCACGACCGGCGTCCTCACCACCGATCCGAAGCCACGCCTTTGGACCAAGACGCACGTCTCGACGGCCGGCGCCTTTGGGCTTTTCCTCAACACGCCGGAATACAACGCCGGGTTCTGGGTCAGTTTCTCTGCCCGCCGAGCGCTCGACATTGGACAGACGATTGGTGAAGCGTTGGCACTGGGCTTCAGCAAACGCACGATCGCCAGGGATCTCGGCCGCCACAAGTCGTTTGAGAAGGCACCCGCTATTGCCTACGCCCTCGAAAGTGACCTGAGGGGGCTCCGCCGAGATCCGGCCTTTCTGCCAGCCTTGATTGCCACATCCCGAGAGGAGACAGCCAGTGAATGATCCCAACGCGGAACTCTACGCGGCGATCGACGAGTTGATGGCTCAGGCCACCCCTGGGCAACGCCTCGCTGTCGATATCCTCACGATCGCTTTGGACATCTACAGTCCGGGGAGCTTCGGTCTGCTGTCGGGCGTCGGGCGGTATGAATCACTCAGCGAGAAGGCGTACGAATGCGCCAATCAGTCAGACACCTTGATGGAGTTCTGGTCACGATTGCTCCAAGCAATGGGATGGCCCTGCCCTCCTCTGACGGCAGACGGTCCCCTGATTAAGCTCTGGAGTCAACCGAATGGGGCGGAGGCAATCCAAACGATCATCCAGCGATCGGCCAGCCTCGTCCAAATTGCTCGCCAGCAGCATCACCGCAAACGTGGCGCCCAGCCTGAGCCATCACAAATCCTCGCTTGAGACTGCACTGATGACGCCGACCGGAGGAAACCGATGACCGCCACCCTGATGATGGCCCCGAGCCAGTCGCGCATTCTCATCGCCGAACCCTACGGCCTGCGCTACCACCTGATCCTGCAAAACCTGTCGCCGATCGTTCACGGTGACACCGTGGTCGGCCTCAACACCAGCACGAACAAAACGTTATTCCTGCGGCGTCCGTTGGCCGACCAAACCGATGCAACCCGGACGGATCCGCCGCGCTACCCCACGCTCTCCGAGAATGCCTTCCGGGCCGTTGCAGTTCGTCGGCCCCTTGCCGATCACCTGATCGAGACGCTGGACCTTGCAGGGGGCGCCTTGCCGGCCGGCGTCCAGGCGGCGCTTTCACCGGCAACCGATCTGCTCTATGCCCAAGAAGGCCAATTGTCGCAGGCGACCCTGAACCTGCTCTACTCGGGCGGCGCAATCGCGGCAGGTAAAATCGCGCCAACCAGCCGGGATTCCCTGGGGCGATTGGTTCGCAGCAGGTATCCCAGCATTGACCTCCTGGGTGGTTCGGTCGATCGCTTCATGCTGCCGGCCGGCCGCCTCAAGGTCAACATATTCCCGATCACTCAGGAGTACCTCGGGACCCTTCAGCACTTTTCCTACCTCCAGCCAGCCAGCCAGTTTCTCGGGCAAGACCTGCTGGAAGAAGCCCGCCGACTACGGATCCGCAACTGCCTGTACGAAGAGACCCGAACCCGCGGGACCGGCGCGGAATCATCCGGAAACCAGATGCTCTACAGCTACGAGGCGCTCGCCTCGGGGGTGAAATTCGTCGTGCGGTTCACCCTCGATCAGCAGACGTCCCCCGTCACGGTCGCCGCGCTGGCCAAGGCGATCGAGAAATGGGATCGCTATTTTGGCGGGAGCAGCCGGCAGGGGCGTGGCCTGATGCAGATCCTCTGCACCGACCTTCCCGACAGCGAGCCCTATCTGGCCCACCTGGCCCGCAACAAAGACCAGATGCGAGCGGGACTGTTGGATGGGACTTTCGGCACGAGTCTGGAGCTATGCGCCCGATAGCCGCGATCGTCCCCGGCCTCGAAGCGCGAGCCTGGGAGTACGCCGATCTCCCAAAAGAACCGTTTTTCGTGAGTTGCACGTTGGAAACCCCCTACGTGCGGGGCTTCGATGGGCCGGCCGTGCCTCTCGATACGCGGCTGGCCTTGGGGCTCAAACTCTCGTTGCCGGTCGAACCGGAATTTCCGCCCGAGGGGTTAATTTTCCCCCTCCCCATCGAATTGATCTGGCAATCGCCGGAGGGGCTGCCGCTCTGGGCCACCAGCGATCTGCGGCCGGTCGGGAAATTCCACCCCTTCATCGAATACACGCACAAACGCCACCCACGCGACCGGGTCTGGCTCTGCGAGCGGCCCAACGCGCAAACCTCCACCGGGCGTTGGGCCGAGAGACGCACTGCGATCCCATTGATCGCCACAAAATCACTGGCCGCTCTGGCAATCGGGCATCGCGAGACAGCCATGGATCTGATTCGCCGCCTGACGCACGTGAGCAAAGCGGCGTCTATCGGCCGGGGTTTGGTCCGACACTGGCAGGTCGAAACGATGCTCAACATGTCACTCGAAGAGGCCAAAGCGATCATCCTCCGATCGCGGCCGGTGCCCATTGGCGCCCTCTCCGAGATGCCCTCGATCCCGGATGGGGCGGCCATCGCCCCGCGTGGTTGGACTCCACCGGTGTGGAAGACCGACTGGCATCACCCCTGCCTGCTGCCCCCAGACTGGCAGGAGGTTGACAGATGAGCCTCCCGTGCGCCTGGGTCATGATGGCCGTCCCGGAGCGGTGCGGGTCGGTCGAGTTCCTCCGGGCGCAAATCCCCAGCCTGCGGGTCATCGAGGACACTGACCACGCAGGAAACCGCGTCACCATGCTGCGGGCCTGGCAGGCTGGCGTCGAGACCGGCGCCGCCTGGGTGGGAGTCCTTCAGGACGACATCCTGCTCTGCGACGATTTCCCGGCCCGTGCCGTGGCACGACTCCGAGAAGCTCAGGACCTCGGAGCGCGGGCCGTCAGCTTCTACTCCCAGCGCCGATCGGTCGCGGACGCCCTGGCGCGTGGTGATCGTTGGTGGCAGCAGCCGGCCGGCCAATTTTGTAATGACCAGGCGGTGGCGCTGACCCGAGACCTGGCCGACCGGCTCGTCGAGTGGATTCAGCCGCATCTCGCTGAACATCGTCACTGGTCGGACGTGCTCTTGGCAGACTTTCTGGCCCACCAGTCAGAATCGATCTGGCAGACGTCACCGAGTCTGGTCCAGCATCGCCTCGACCTGCCCAGCGTCATTGGTTGTCCGCCCCTGCTCTACGGGCAGTACGTGCGACAGGCGAAGACCTGGAGCCCGGCCGCGTCATGACGCCGTTGGAACGAGCCGGCTTTCTGGCCCACGCTCGGACGCGGGCCTTTGCGCGCCGGCTCGACGAGGCGAACGCGGTTATTGAGCGGGTATTGACTGATACCCGGAATCCCTACGTGGGGTACTCGACCGGGAAGGATTCGGAAGTCGTTCTGGATCTGGTCTGGCGGCAGGCGCCCACGGTTCCGGCGATCTACTTCGATGCCGACTGCGCCTTCCCCGAATCACGCGCCCGACTCGATGTCCTAATCGCCGCCGGGCGACCGGTCGAGAAGTTTCCTTGCCGGCCCTTCTTGGACATCCTCGCCGCGGCCGGCGGGCCGGATGCACCGGGCGTCGAGGACGCGACGATGTGGGGCACCGTCTATGAGCCCGTGCGCCGGTTGCTGGCAGAGCGCTACTACGATGCCGTGGTATTGGGGTTGCGTGGCGACGAATCCCCCGGCCGCCGGATGTTGGTCCGAACGCGGGGCCTGCTGTTTTTCAACCAGCGGGAGGGCATCCGGGAGGCGTTGCCGGTCGGCCGCTGGACCCATGACGATATCTGGGCCTACCTGGTCAGTCGTAACGTGGATTACAACCGAGCCTATGACGTGATGGGCGATCGCCCGGCGCGCGACCGGCGGATCAGCTATTGGGCCGGTGAGACGAACCGGCGTCACGGCCGGTGGGCTTACCTGAAGCTGCACTATCCCGATCTTTGGCAGCAATTCCTCACCCGCTTCCCGGAGGTGGGATTATTCGCCTGAATACGCAGACCCAGACGCGACGCGATCTCGCTCTCACCCTCGCTCAAGCGCGCTGGCAGGTGGAGCCTGGCCAGGTTTGGCGGATCGGCCAGCACCGGGTGCTGTGTGGTGACAGTACAGCTCCGCACCAGGTCGCCAGGCTGCTGGGAGATGCGTGTCCGTCCACGCTGATATTCGATCCTCCTTGGGAGGCCGGTTTGACCCCGCCCGCCGGGGAATGGCGGACCATTCTGGCGTTTTGCGATGGGCGGTGGGCGGGTGACACGATCCGTTTGTTCGGTGCCCCGGCCTGGATCTTTGTCTGGGACTGCGTCGCCTCCTGGCCGCGCTCGGGGCGGCCGTTGCAGCGGATGAAGCTCTGTTTTTGGTACGGGCAGCGAGAGGACTACCGTGATTTCGGACGCTACGGTGATCCCGCGAAATATCCCTCGCGCCACGAGACACCGGGCCATGTGCTCAGCGATCTCTACGTCGAGCAGCTCCCGGCGTTTCATGCCCGCGCGATCCACGCCCACCAGAAACCCGAGGACTGGATCCGTTGCCTGATCCAGAACACTCACCGTGAGGGGGACATCCTTGATCCCTATCTCGGAGCGGGCACTAGCCTGATTGCCGCTGAGTCGATCGGCCTGCGGTGTTTCGGGATGGAGCGGGATCCTCGGTTGGTGGCCTGGGCCCTCGACCTGGCTACTCAGCGCGATCTTGCCGTGGAGCGTCTCGAATGACTGCTATCACCGTTGTCCGCCTGCCCTACCCCGGCTATCAATCTGACCCGATCGAGCGCGTGATTTCCACGGTTGGTCGGGTCGATCTCGATCTCGCCCAGCGACTTCATCACCCGGATGAAGTCCGGCCTTACTCGGTTGTTCGACGGCAAACCAGTTTGGATGTGATAGCCTGCCAGGACGACATCGCCCAGGCGCTCTTGTCTGGTGAACCCGCCGCGCGGCTGATTCGACGGGTGCGCATGGCTGATTTCTGTCAGCCGGCGGGCGGCAAAGCGATCTGGATCGCTTTCACGACACCGACCCGATTTCGGACCAGCGACAACGATCATCTAATTCCCGAGTACAGCAAGATCTACCGAAGTCTGACCCTACGGTGGAATGCGCTCGGCTGGCTAGAGACGCCCGAACTGCCCGACGTCGCGTTGCGCCGCATCGCGGTTGCGCCAGTCGGTGATCTGTTGCAGCGTCCGGGGACTGGGGCCGCCGGAGAGCGACGATTGGGATTCCTGGGGCTGGTGCGCTTTGATCTCTGGCGACTTGAGCCTGAGCAGCAGGCCATTGTCTGGACGCTGTTTCGGTTCGGCGAGTATCGCGGTGTTGGACATCAGACCGGTTACGGGTACGGCCGACTGCGCATCCTCGCACAGTATGAGCGATGGCGTGAAGGCGATCCGGTCAGCGTGTGGGAGACCCCAGCTCCCCTCCGTCGTCCTACCGCTGTTTGCCCTCAGATACTTCCCGTGCAGGCGGACTGATGTATCTGTCCCGCCTGATCCTCAATCTCAGCGATCCGCATGTCCGGCGCGATCTGGCCGATTGCCGACAACTTCATCGGACCATCCTGAGCGCCTTTCCCGAGATGATTAATCCGGATGCCCGCGCAACTCTCGGTGTACTCTATCGCGTCGATCAGTGGCCGGAGGATGGCTTGGTCGTCATTGTTCAATCGGCAGTGTATCCCGATTGGTCGCGGTTGTGGTCCGAGTACTTGGCCGATACGGCCGGCAGGCTGATCCGCAACCCCGCGGTCGAGTCGCACCATGGGTATTGGGAGAGCCTTCGGGCCGGCGATCGTCTGCGTTTCCGGCTCCGTGCCAATCCCACCAAACGCCTGCCTGCTAACCGCGTCGAGGCAAGCCGCTGGAACGGCAAACGGATCGTGTTTCGCGCCGAGGCCGAACAGATCGCCTGGCTCATTCGTAAGGGCGAGGCCGGCGGCTTCCGGCTCGCCCAACACTCCGTCACCCCGGAGATCAAACAGACTGGGGACGGCAAGCCGGCCTCGCCCGGCCGGCTGACATTCGGATCGGTGCTCTTCGCGGGGGAGTTGGTTATCACCGACGCCGATCGGTTCCGCGCCACGCTGCGTCAGGGCATCGGGTCGGGCAAAGCCTTTGGCTTCGGCCTGCTCTCGATCGGTCTGATTCCCCGTGATTGAAGAAGCCTGTTCATTCAGGGGTGAACAGGCTTCTTGCTGGGATGTCCGAAGACTATTCACTCCCCCTTTGGGTCACGAAGTAATCCAACCGCCCGGAGCGCCTCGACCGCATCCCCGGATGGGTGCAGCCAAGCCCGCTCGATCGCGTCCACCACGGCGAACGCTTGGGCGGGCGTCAGGGCGCGGAGCTTGTGGACGAGGGCCATTTCGTCCACCTGCCACCTGATGTGGGCGTTCTCGAGTTGGACATGATCCGCCACCTCGGCCCAGAGGAGCGGTATCGTGTGGGGCTCCCAGTAGGTGCCGTTGCAAGCCTCCATGATCAGGAGGGCCTCACCCTCCGTCAGATCAATGGATGCCAATTCTCGCCGGAGCACCTCGTAATATCGGCCAAGGTCCCGCTGAGCAATTAGGCCGAGCGAGTCATCACCCGCGCGTGGTGCCAACTCCCGCTGCTCCATGGCCAAGTCCCGGAACGAGACGGTCGGGCGCTTCTGGGCGGGCTTGGTGTCAGTGTCCATTTTCAACTCTCCGGGCAATACGCCCAATCGTCGCTGCGCTGACATGGAATCGGTTGGCAAATTCTCGGTGCGTTTTGCCCGAGGCCAGGGCGGCGCGGATTTTTACCCTCTCCTTTGCCGTGAGCCGTGGCCGGGGCGGCTCCGGAGCCGTTGCGCTGAGTTGCAGGTGAGATGGGCGGACACAGAGTTTCTGGCCGCAGAGGCGAGAGACGTGCCGGTCTTCCGGGATTGGGCCATGGGTCAGTTCCCAGACAACCCGGTGAACGAGTTCGCGCCGTCGCTCGGGAGAAACGCCGATTGAGCCGTAGCCGCCGAGGCTGGCGTTACCCGTCCAGAGCCAGCAGTCACCCGTCCGATCGACCTGCCGCCAGAGCCGCTCCTCAAGCGACGGCCAAGGGCGGCTCGGACGCTTTGCCTCAGACAAATTGTCTCCCTCCGCGTCCACGGTGGACGCCCAAAAGCCCGGACGGTTGCCACACCGTCCGGGCTTTTGGGTGGGTTAGCTGGAGCAATTTGGGCAATTGGGCCGGGCCTCCCGCTCGTGGAAGCCCGCGTCATGCTCCCCGGCGTAGAAAGCGGACTCGAAATCCGCTTCCACGTCGGCGGCTGTCCAGAGAGATCCCTCCGTGTCATTGTGGACACAGAGGGTCTTGCCTGAATCGCCCCGGCCCTCGTAGCCGCCGACCGTCCAGCCGGGCACCGGGACAACGACGTGATGGTTCCGGCAGACATGGCCGGTGGGCCGGCCGGAACCTAGATAGAATTGCACGAAATACTTTCGTTCGTAGTCCACCTCAGCCCTCCTAATCCCGGCCGTCCCGTGACGGCCAGGGGTGGTACCATTCGTAGGTCCCGTCACCCAGACGAAGGGTCTCGTCTGGGTGATCGGGACTCGTCACCAGGACATCCGCCTTGGCGGATATGGTCCCGATGTTCCCGCGCCAGGTAACCTCAACCTCCTGGGCGGGAGCAATTCTGTGGTTGAATATCCGGATGGTGTCTCCGTCCCGCCAGACGGCGCCCCGATCCTCTGGGTCAATCTTGTCGTATTGAGGCTCAAAATAGAGCCTCGATGCGCCCTCCTGGTGAGGGCTTCGGATTCGAGGGCTGTAATGACCCTCGAAGGTGTGGGCGAGCGCTGACAACGGCTTCCCGCCCGCTGGGACGTAACCGTGGATTTCCCCGTCCCGCGTGGGTGCGGGATGATCCCACGGCCAGCGACTGCAACGCTGGCACGGGACAGGGTGCTCCACGGACGGCGTGAAGCAATACTGCCCGTCCGCCGAGAGGCGGTGGCAAAGGTTGGTGTGGAGGAGGGCCACAAACAGGTGGCCCTGCCGGAGGCCGGTCGCCTCCAGCCGATCCCGGTAGCAGAGTCCACACTCAAGTGTGGGCTTGATCTCCGGTTTGTGGGGACTCTGGCCGCCGGCTGGAACGGCGGCCACGATGTGCTTGAACGGTTCGTCAACCGTCCATGTGGCCCATGGACGGTCGGCGAATTCGGTCGGCACCAATTCAATTGGGCCGGGCAGAACGGATGCGGCGGCCCGCGCCGGATCCCGTGTTGGCCGAGTGGGCAGGAACCCGGCCTCCGGCCGAATGGTGGCTTCGTGAAGGCCGGTTCGACTCGTGCCGGCCCGAACAACCACCGCGTCCCAGATTTTGGGCCACCGGTTTTGTGGGATTTGGTACGGGAGTTCCCGTACCTCAGCCCACTCCGCGGAGCAGCGTTCGCAACGCCGCTCCGTGATGGAGCCAGCGGCGGCCCGCTGGCAGTCGTGCGTAATCATAAGGATTTTCATTTTCTTCCCTCGTCCAGAGCCGAGACGCCTTCAAGCGAGTTGTCCGGCGTGAGTCACCACGCCGGACGATTGGGCTTATTCGTCCCACTCGTAGGCTTCGAGCGCCTCGCGCTTGGTCCGGTACTCCGAGCTTGCAGCCGGAATACCGTTGCACAGCCCGCGCACGTAGATCCACGAGCGCGGACCGTTCCGCCAAACACGATCGATGATCGGCCAGTCGGTGCCGGCGATTGTCCGGGTACCGGTGGTGCGCTCCGCGATGATGTCGAGTGTCGTACTCACGTCTCTCTCCTCGATTGCTGGCCCGGCGCGGTGGTCACGCCGGACGGATATAGGCTGCCGGGATCCGACCATAAACGGCCGGATAGCCCTCTTCGACACGGACCGGCGCGGGATCGGGCAACTCGACCCGGAGGATAATTCCGTCCGGGTTATGGACGGCCTGAAACTCCCGCGCCTGATCCAGCGACTCGAAGAGACAAACCACGTCGCCGTCGAATCCAATGTCGGCCTCTTCCCATTTCCACTCTGGCGCACAGCCGAGACGCTCCAGTTCGTCCCAACAAAACAGATCCTCGCCGGGTTTGTAGGATCTGTCGGCGACGTGGAAATAGGTCGTGCTCATTTTCTCTCTCCGTTGGCTGATGCCCTGCCGGGCGGTGGCTCACCCGGCAGGCGGGTGGTTTAGGCGCGCTGGCGGCGGATGTACTCCGCCAGCTTCTCGGCGATCACGCCCAACTCCTCATCGGAGTGGGTGTGACTGGACGCTCGGTTCAGGTCGGCGACGTAATCGCCGACCATCTCGGCCACGTCCGAGATGCCCATCTCGGCGTAGGCCGAGGTGAACTCGTCTACACTCTGCCGGCCGACGAAGCTCTCCCAAGCCTCGCCGCCGGACATGTTCCGGATGGCGCGGGTCGAAGTGGTCATCGCCTCTCTCCTTCGGTGCGGCCGGTCCGTCCGGCCTTACACCTTTAGTCTACCATAGGTGTTGACAGGTGTCAACACCTGAATTAAGCGGTTAGGTGGATTGATCGCGGACCCGCTCCAGCGCCTCGCGAGCCCGCCCGATCGCGCACCACGGCGCGTGGGACTCGGGCTCGGCCAGATCCGGCGGCCAAGCGAGCCACTCGCCGTCCCGGCAGACGGAGCAGGTGGCGATCTTGCTCCGCCGGCCCTGCCGGTCCGTCTTGCCCGGACGGGTGACCGGCTGGATTGTGCGGAGGAGGCTGGTCAGGGCTTCGGCCAGTTCCGCGGCTAGGGCGTCCGTCATGACAACACCTCGCAGCGGCCGGCGCAGGGCCGAACCGCCAGATAATCTTCCTCGCCCAACTGGACCGAGTTGCCGGGCAGTTGGGCGATCAACCGCTCGGCAAACTCGCGGTTGAGCCGGCGCCGGAGATAAGCAGAGGCCGTGGCGTCGGCCTCGCGCTGGGTGGGGTGAGTTACGGCTCCCACGGGATCGAAACTCACCCGGCAGAGGTGCCAATGGCGGACGCGCGTCACAGCGCGCGCCCCACCCGGGCCAGCGCCCGACAGCCAATGATCCGGCCCGCGTCGTCACGGACCGTATCGTCTGGAACGACCAGGTCGTCCCGCTCGGGGCAGGCCTCTGCCACCAGGCGGGACACGATCAGGAGTGTCTGTCGGCGGTCTTTGACCCGCCGACAGCCGCACTCACGGCAGTCCACCATGGCGTACTCGTGAGTGCGGGCGTGGTGCCCGCACTCACACTGGCTGTCTGGTAAAAAACCCAGACAGCCGCAATCCTCACGATAAATACAGTCTTCTGTATCCTCGTGATCGTACGAGAAGTGCCCGCACTCGCAGGGCACCATGTTTTCGGACGGGAGGATGAGATCCCACTCATCCAGCCCCCTGAGGGTCACGCGGGTGATCGGGATGTCGATACCGCCCGAGTGGGCGGTATCGACCGTCTCCCGCGTCTCCTCCCGCCGTATGGTCCTCCCGTACGGCGGAACTGTGATCTCCCCTTCCGCCGTGACGATCGTCACGGCGTGGGGTGTCAGGTTGATGAGCCGAGCTTCCACGGTGTCCCTCCTTTATTGGGCGAAGTATTCTGCCACTAGTGGCAGTGCAGCGCTGGCGAACTCGCTGTCAGCGAAGTCCACCAGCCTGACTGCGGAACTGGTTAGGCTGACGGCCACTGTCACCAGTGGCTCGTAACGGGGGGCGCCGGTCTGTCGCCCCCCGTCGACCGTGAAGTGGGCGGTATCGGCGTCCACCCACTCCACGTTGATGTCGAGATCGGAGTAATCCGTCCCGACGACCGGTTCTAAGGCCGTCCGGATCCGGTCGCGGAGGGCGTGGAGCCCGTCCCCCTGCCACGAAAGCAGGAGGAAGCGCTCCAGGCGCCGCGACTCCTCAGGAGCCACGAACAGGACCTGCCACTCCGCGACCACCGGAGGGCAGATGTCCTCCAGTGCCCCGCAGCCGCAGGGGCAGGTCCCGAGGCTGCCGGCCGCCGGCACCTTGATCCAGTGCCGGTCGGCGTCGAACCTCTCGGGGATCGGCCGGAGGTGCAGGTCCTCCGTTTCGTGGCAGACGTAGTTGTCTGCTTCCGAGAACCGGAGGGCCCAGGCCACCGTTCCGGCCGGCTGGGCGATTTCCCCGATCACCAGATCGGGGTAGAACTCCCCGAGCCGGATGACGGCGTCGGAGTCCCAGCAAGCCCAGGCTGAGACTCCCTCCCAGGGCAGCGGCCGCTGCGCCTGGGAGTTGTCGTAGTTGGTGACTTTCGCGAAAGTGACCATTAGGCCACCTCCCGCCGGACCAGGGACGCGAACGGGATGCAGGCGTCGCATCCCGTGCAATCTACGGGGTGGCCGACGCACTCGTCGCACCCCTCGCAGCCGGGGCAGACCTCGAAGTCCACCTCGGTCGCGTCAATCCACGATTGTTGGACAAGTGTGCGGGCCATCCTGCCTCCCTAGTAGTCAGCGCGGGCCGCGCTGGTTATAGTGTCATTATAGTGCCTATCGCCAGTGGTGTCAACACGGTGCTATAATGGCGCATGGCGCAATTCAGAACACCCCAAGGCGATGAGTCGGTCCGGCTAACCGTGCGACTCCCGCCCGATCTGCATGACTGGCTGGTGAGCTTGGCGGGCCATGAGCTGAGGAGTTTGAATGCCCAGCTCGTGATCCTCTTGCGTGAGGCACAAAAAAAGAGCCCGACCTTCAGTGGTCGGGCTCGTGCGGCGCCTGGGAGCGTTGACTTAGTGTGACAATTAAACCGACGCCCCCAGGTCCTGTCGCGTCAAAATGGCTGGTTCCGCCTAACTCGCTTTGAGCCGGTCCACCTGTCGGTGGATCTCCAGGGCGGCCTCCTGCAGATCGGGCCGGTCGCTGGCGCCGTTGTAGATGTCGCCGGCCAGCGCGAAGATCGCATCGAGCGGCTCCAACTCAGACATCGGAACATTCGGGGGAATCTTCGCCTCGCGGTCTGACACCCTCAGCTCCTCGATGGCGGCCACGAGTTGGGCCTTGAATCGCGGCCACCCGCCGGGGCAGGGTGTGTTGTAATCGTCGGAGTGGCCACGGACGCCCAGCTCGGCGCCCTTGTAGCGTTCGAGGTAGATATGGGCGCGGGCCATCCCTCGAATCTGGTCGGCATTCGGCGCGCCGTTGCCGATAAAACAGACCGCCCGGCTCTTCCGATTCCAGCCCGGCGCATGCCAGGTCACCACCTCCGGATCCCAGCACAGGTGTGGGGATCCCTCGCCCTTCACGACAATCGTGTAGGCGATTCCCGGGAACGGCTGTCCCTTAATCCCGGTCTGGCCGGCCGCGGCTGCCGAGACCTGATACTCGGCAATGGATCGGACGGATCCGCCCGGATTCGACGCCGTGTAGTGGTAGGTCACCGCCTCGACATCGTCCATTGAACCCCGGACGTAGTGTTCGCCCCAGCCGAGGACTGGGAGCTGGCCGCGGAGATCAATGACGCCGTCGAGGACTGTGGCTGGTGTCGGCGCCAACTGCATCGGCCCAAGGATCTTGTCGAGGTAGGTGGCGACCTGATCGGCCTTGGCCGCGCCGCCCCACTTGGCCGGCCAGTCGCCCCGGTGGGTGACCAGCGCCAAGCGCCAGTTGCCGGGATGCTGTTTGATCCAGGTTCGGACCCCAGTGACGCCGGCATTGTAGGCTGCTACCCCGGCCTCGGCGTTGCCGGGAAACTCCCGGAGACACCAACTCAGAAACCGCATCCCGCCGTCGAGGTTCTGCTCGGGGTCTAGCGGGTCACTGACACCCAGGCTCTCGGCCGTCTTGGGCATCAGCTGCATGAGACCGAGTGCGCCAGCGCTGCTCCGAGCCAATGGGTCAAACCGCGATTCCTGCCAGATCAGATCGGTGGCGAGGTCAGCGTTGACGCCGTGGAGCCCGGCGTAGTGCCAGACGCGCGGCTGATAATGTCGCCACCGCTCCTCAGCGGTCATGTTGCGGCTGATCCAGTCGGGCGTTAGGGGCATGATGGGCACCTCCACGGGCGCATCTGTTGGGAGTTCGGGGGCGTGTGTGGGAGGCTCAGGGGTGAGCGTAGGAAGCTCGGCGGCAGCGCGCCGGATAGCGGCCTCCTTCGCCGAGCTGCCAGCGATGTTGAGGGCGTCGCCATAGATCGTCTCGGCACCGTGCCAGAAAAGGAGGAAGGGGCAGACTCCTTCATTCAGGCTGAACTCATAGGCCGTCCGGTAAGCATCGACATACTGCTCGGCATCATCGAACGGCCGCGGATTGAACTCAGTTATCAGGTTAGGCTTGTCCGGTAGGAAGGTCTCGGCCCATTGCAGGAAGGTTCGCACGTAGCCGGGGCCGTAGGCGTGCAGGTCGAGAACGTCGTAGAACTCGCGCATGACCGGTAGCCAGATGTCCGGGTCCAGCCCTTGGAAGCGTTGCTCGTCGGACCACGCCCCCCAGTGCAGGCGGATGCCGGGCATCACCTGACGAGCAACCGGCGCAAAGGCCCGCGCGAAGTCGGCCACCACTTGGGCTGAATGGCCGCCCTCCTCGGGGCGATCGGGCTCATTCCAGAAACACCAATCGACCACGCCATACCGGTTCTTCAGGTCGGCGAATCGCGGGGCACAGTCGTGGGCCAGGCGATCCGGTGGCGTACCGAGGCCCCCCATCCGGCGGACCACAATCCGCGTCCGGGGATGCCACTCACGCACCAGACGGATCTGCTCATCCGCATAGGCGCCGGCGTCGATCACCAGTACCACGCCGAACTCGATCTCTCGCACGAGATCCAGGTAGCCGGGGCCATTGGGCAACCCCATCCCGATCTTGTTCATCCTCATCTCGATTTCTGAGCACACAACAAGGTCAGCTCCGGAGCTGGCCCATCGGCGTCATGATGGAAGGTTTCAGACGCCCTTCTTGACCTCGGCGTCGGCATCGCGCCGTGATTTCGTGTTGGCCTCGGCGCGTTTCTTCAGCGCCCATTGAATGACCGCGTAGGCCGCTGGTCGCTCCCGTTTAATCCGGGTGAGGATAGCCCGGCTGGCCATCTCGGCGGCGGCGAGTTTTTTGACCTCATCGTCCTCGTGGTTGAGTTTGGCGTTGAGGATCTTCCACCGCATCACGATCAGGTTGTCGGCATGCTCCAGTCCCACGCCGGCGATTACCTCATCCTCGTAGGCGCTCGGGATACCCAATTCCGTGTCATTGGCCAGGTCGAGATCCGCCGCGTCCGGCAGATCCTTGAGGGCCTGCTTGATATAGGACTCGACATCCGGGGCGGCCGCGTGCGCGTGGTTATCCGACATCTCGACTCCTTTTCTGTCCTCTCGAATTTTAGACGGTTGATCCAGTCGCCGGGGGCATCGTCACCACCGCGTAGGCGTTCCACATCGCCGCGACCGCGGTTTTGATCTGGGCGTCCGTGGCATTCGCCCCGACCACCTGCACGGTCGTATCGAGCGCCACCCCGTAGACCAGCCGGCGGACCCAGGTATCCGGGTCCATCAGGACCGACCGGGCGAAATCTCCGCGCTCCCGGTGATAGAGCGTGGTGGGGTTTTCCTGCTGGACAGCGATCGCCACATCCACGATCGCCACCCGAACCCGGTTCAAGACCCCGCTGTGATTGGCCGCCGTATGGATCTGGTCGTACGTCGCCATCGAAATCCTTTCGCCTAGGAGTAGGCCAAGCCAAGGTCCCGAACCAGTGTCCGGAGGCTATTCGCCAGCGTAATCACCGTGTTCAGGTCGCTGGCCGCCGCTGCCACGGTGGGTTGAGTGACCGGCGTCGCCCCGAAGAACCCGAGCTTTTGGGTCGATGCGGTGGCGATCCGCGTCCCGTTGGTCGTGTCCGTCACGAGGCTGCTGAGGTTGGAGATCGATTGATTGTTCATCTCGATCCCCGCCCCGAACGAGAAATTGTTGTCCGTGTTGAAGACAATCCCAAAATCGGCATTGTTCGCCGCGTTGCGCCAGTAGATGCCCTGGTTATTCGGCAGGCGAATTTTGCCCGCTCCAGCCGCCGCTGCCCCGAACACCGTGTTCCCCGAGAGGAACAGCCCGCCGGCCCCTGGATCGGTCATCGTCCCGATTGCTAGCCCGCCGCCACTGAAAAGGCGCATCCGCTCGGTAAAGGCGCCGGCCCCCGACCGAGTGCGCCAGCGGTGGGCACCCGACTCCCCCGCCGAGCCGAGGCCGTAGGCGTAGAAGTTGATCGAGCCGTTGCCGGCGACCGGCGACCCTGCCGTATCGAGGGCATGGACGGTGATTGCGCCACCGCCGTTGGTGTCGGAGAAAGCAGCGTTCGTGTAGCTCTTGAAGACCGACTGATAGTTCGACGTGAACGCGCTCGGGCGCACGTAGGTGGCCGAGGTGCCCGTGAAGACCAACTCGGCATTGAGTGTGGCATTGCCTGACGTTCTCAGCTCGCCGGCCGCCGCGCCCGTCGCCGAGCCGAGATTCAGGCCGCCGCTGACCGTCGTTGATCCGGTGACGGTCAGGCCAGAAGCCGTGAAGCGGGCGATCGCCGTGCCGTCTGCTGAGACTCCGACCTCAGCGATGCCCGGAAAATAGAGGCCGGAGTTCACATTGGAGCTACCGCCCGCGTAGAGCGGCGCCGTCGCTGTGTTCGCCAATTGGATGTGGGCATCCCTGAAGACCGCGCCGTTGTCCCACAGCCGAACTACTCCCTCGCGGATCGTGATCTGGGTGTAATAGTTCGCGTTGTCATGGCGAGTTCGACGAATTGATAGGTCGTCATCAGTGGCAGATAGTGTGGACCGAAATGCCCAGATGCGCCCGACGAGGCTAGAGTCCGACCGTAAACCAAACCCCAGCGTGTTTGCGACGCCACTTGATGACGCCATCAGAATGCCGGTGCTATCCAGCGTCACAGCACCGGCGCCGGCCTTCAACTTCCCGTCCGTATCGGCCGTCCATTGGATCGTGCCTTCGTTGAAACCGGCGATCCGCCCAACTCCAGCGTCATTCCAGACCTTCAGGCCCGTGGTCGGTGAGGCGAAACTGCCGGTCCCCTGATAGATGCCACCGCCGGAGCCGAGGGTCAGCGGCAGGGTGAACTCGGCCCCGCTTGAGGAATCGAAGGTGAAGACCGCGTTGGCCGCGCTGTTGTTGATGGTCAGCACGCCGGCAGCGGACAGGCTGATCCGATCTCGGTGGGTTGTGTCGGTGACCGATGTCCGCAGCTTGATATCCCCGGTATCGGTGATCAGAACATGGCTGCGCCCGCCCTTGATCTGCCCGACCGTGATCGATCCGTCAGTCGCCCATTGCCCAACCGACGTACGGACTCCGGCGCCGTCCCGTCGAATGATCCGAAAGCCGTTGGTCGGATCGATCGTCAGGTTGGCGCTGCTATTGGCGTCCGTTCCGACGCCGACGCCGAACGTCTGAGCGGCATAACCGTAAACGCCGTTCAGATCCCCGACCTGCACCCCCGCGCTCGTGCCGTGTCGGAGGCGCAGTCGGGCGGTGACCGGATCCCACAGCAGGTTCGGCTTGCCGGCCGAGTTATCTCCGAGCAGGAGCGCGCCGGCCGCCAATGCCTCACTGTTGTAGGTCTCGCCGGCCGGTGAGACGAGTAGCGCCGTCGTGGACACGGCCCCAATATTCGAGCCGAACCGCGCTCGGCCGGAGGACTGAATCCCGACCGTCTGAGCGGCCCCGTTGTAGAGGCTCAGGTCCGCGTTTTGGATCCTCAGGCCGTTCGCGTTGTCATAGGCCAGAAACGTCGCGCCACTGCCCGGCGCACCAGCCCCGAGATCGTTGCCGACCGCAAAACCCCAGCGCGTGGTCAGCGTCTCCCCGAGAACGCCGAACATCTGGCCGAAATGGACACGAACCCGATAGTCGGTCGGATTGTCTCCATAACGGTGACTCACCCGGACGTAGGGCCCCTCCACGTCCGTGCTTCCGCCGACCAGCGTCACCCAGCCGCCTTTATTGGCAGCCGATCCGCCGATCCGGCCCCACTCAACGACCGCCGTCTTTTTCTTCCAAGCATAGGCGGTCGTGTTGTTCTGAGCACGGTTGACGTTATAGCGATAGCCCGTCTTCCCGTTGGTCGCGGTCACTGTCCCAACGTAGGACGTGATCCGCATCTCCTCCCGCTGAACCACCAGCGGGCCGCCACCGGACGTGGGAATGGCCCCGAGCAGTTGCAACACGACGTAACTGTTGCCGTCCGTCGTGTTGCCTCGGAGGACGGGGTCCTCGATATCAATCGTCGTCTGGCCAGCGGTGAGATCGTCCGCCAAGGGACTGACGTTCGTGACCATAAAATAGCCGTTGAGCGCGTTGATCTCCTTGTAGGTGAAGGTCGTCGCGTAGAGGCTACCTCGGATATAGGCGTCCTGAAACTCGGCCCGCCCGTTCGCGTCGATTGACCAGCCTTTCCCCTCAAAGCCGGTCACGAACGTCGTGCTTTGGAGGGCGTTCCCGGTCCCCAAGACTGCCACATTCGCGGCGCTCCGGTTCAGCGACCAATCCCCACCCAACCGGAGGGGGTTCGCCCCCGAAATATCCAGGCGATTGTTGAACGTGGCCACCTGACTCCAGGTGTGCAGGCCCGTCCAGGTCGGGGCAATGCTCACATCAAGCTGATGCGTGTGGGCGGCGCGGGCGAAATTGTTGCCGGTCCCCTCGGTCGAGGCGGCCAAGCTCACGCTGTTGGCACCCGGTGCGGCCGTCGCAATGGCGTGAGTATGATCACGGCGGGCCGCGAACGCCACCGATCCAGTGGCCGCCGCCGCGTTGGGCGTGATGGTCGTCGGCGCCGTGCCGTCAAACGCCACGATGGTCGCGTCACTCCGGAGCAGCGTGGTCGCCGTGCCGGCCGCCGCTGCCGTGCCGAGGGTGACTGTCGGGGTGGCAAACGCCGGCATCGCGTGGACGTGATCCGAGCGGGGCAGCGTGGTCGCCGTGCCGTTGCTGCTGGCAGATCCGATGGCGAGTGCCGCCGGGGAGCCGAATCCGGGCATCGCGTGCCGGTGGTCCTGCCGCGCCGTCAGCGTCGAGGTGCCGGTGACCGCCGCGTCCCCGATGGCCTGCGTCGTGACTGCAGACGCCAGCCCGGTCAGGCCATTAAAGCTCACAGCGCTGACTGCACCGTCCTGCTGCACCTTGAACCGGCTCGCACCGTTGACCCAAAGTTCCATCAGGGCCGAGTTGAGCGCGAAATCGGTGCCGGCGGTCCCGAGCACCTCATAGCGGATTCCGGTCTTGGCGCCGCCCCCGCGCCAGTTGTCGATGGCGTTGATCCAGGGGGATCCACCAGCACCGTATTCGGCGCGAAATACCTCCATGAACGCCGTGCGGAGCCCCCCCGGGAAATTCTGGGGCGTGCTGCTGGTGGCATCCGGGAGGACACTGGCTGGGAACTTGGCATCCGGCCCCAGGGCCAACAGGGTGTTCGGCTGGGGCGTACCACTGGCCCGGAATCCGTTGACTGTCTCGGCGTCCGTGGATCCGGCGACCGTGGACACCAAGGCCGGCACAGCGCCGCCGGCCGCGGTTCCGCGTCCCGTCGCGTGTGTGAACTCAATCCGCCGGAGCCGATCGGCCTTCGCCACTACAGCACCTCCATTCCGTACCGAATCGTCGCGGCTTGATTTGGCGGCCCGGCCAGGTAGTAGTAGCCGCCGTAGGTTAGGCGACTGAGCGCCCGCAGGTCGATACTCCCTGGCCCGTTGTTGAGGTAGACACTGCCGCCCTGCGTCGGGGCGCCGGCCCGGCCGCCCGCCCAGTAGAGTTGAACGTTGGTCCCGTCCCAGAGCAGGACGTCGCCGCGGCGATACAGATACTGATCCGACTGCTGTCGCACCGCGAAACTGATCGCCCCGTCCACGCGACTCTTGAGCGTCGTCAGGTCGTCATTCCACACCCTGAGCCGATCCGAAACCGGCTGGCCGGCGGGATAGTCACCGTGGCCCCAGGTGGCTGGAGTGGTCCAGCCCGTAAGTGAGGGTGCGCCGTTCACCTCGAACAGGTAGTTCACGGCCGGCCGCGCACCGTTGCCGGAGCCGCCCGGATTCACGGTGCGCCGGAGCGTGACTTCGTACCACGCTCCCTTCGCGGGTGGCGTGGCGAGTGCGTTCAGGTTGGCGAGACCCTCGGCGATCACGTAATCGGGGTTGTAGGTGCTACCGCTCTTGCCCCCATCCGTGGTCACAGTGGCGACCGATTGACCGTTCACCTCGAGCGCGAAGGTGTTGGCGGCCCCACCGAGATCGGTATTCCGGGCACCGAACCGGTAGGCCAGATAATCCCCAACCCGCCGTGTCCAGGCACGGTAGGCTGGATGGGTGGTTCCGACGACCTCGCCCTCCAGCATCCCGCCAGTCGGTGCCCACGGCCCCGAGAGGCCCTCGCGGAGATACTCAAGGTTGTTGTGCCAGCGGTCATTAAAGTGCGCCGCCGTGCTCGCCGCGCCATCTGTGACCGTCGGGAGTGTCTGCCAGGTCCGGCCGAGCACACCGCCGCCCTGATAGATCGCTTCGGTGAAAAGGCCGACGTTTTTGGCCAGCACGCGGATTCCATAGACATTCCCCTGCGTCAGGGCGAGACCAACCAGATAGGCCGATCCCGTGATCCGTCCCTCAGTCGTGTAGGTTGTTTCCCCGAGCAGGTCCACCCAGCCGCCGGCGCCCGTCGTGTCGATCTGGATCTTCACGTAGGAGGACGATCCGGTCGCGCAGTAGCTATTCGTGGTCTGGTACGCCGGTGAGGGGTAGCCCGCATCCCACGACTGCTCGCTGGTTCGGTAGACGTAGTAGCGCCAGAAGAGCGTCGGCGACCAATAACGGATCCACCCCTGCCAGGCCATCTGGTAGTTTTGATCGGCGCCGCCGGAATGCAGCCAATTGCTGGCCTGGTAGCGCCAGACCCGGGAGAGCGGCGATCCGTACGCCTCAAGTGTCAGCAGGTAGTCCAGATTTGCGGCGATCCGGTTGCAATGTTCGGCCGAGAGGATCTGACCCGTCTGGATCGTGGGGAGCGCCAGCCAGCCCATCAGTACCACACTCGGCCGGCACCGCTGACGCCAGGCCCGCCGTAAACGCTCGTGCCCATCCGGAAATAGTTGCTGTGCTCGGTGAAGTCTGCGACATCGACCAGGTCGTAATCCTCGACGTAACCATCGTCTGCACTGAAACGGTAGGCCTTCCGGGCGATGAAAAAATCCCGGTTGATGCCCGTTGATGTCTCGGTAACGGTCACCCGGTCGGTCACCTCCAGATGGGGTTGAGCCGGCACACCAGACAGGCGGACTGTCTGGCGCGGTCGCCGGAAGCGCTGGCGGAGTGCATCCGCGATTGCTTGGGCGTGAGCACGGTTCTGGACGTACTCGTTGTCGATCGAGAGGACCTGATCACCGCTCCCTGCTGCCGCGTGGATTTCCTGACCGGGCACCAGCAGTTGGCCCCGGATGCGTAGCCGGCCGATGTAGGCCCGTCGGCTGGTGTCCGTGTTGGTCAACATCACGGTGCAGCGCTGGGCCTTCACGTTCGAGAGGGCAACGGTGACGAGGGACGCCCCGCCCGACTCCATTGGCTGATTGGCGCTGGTCCGAGCGATCCAGTCGGTCGCATCCTCATCGGTCGAGTAGGCCAATGGGTCAACGACGGCATAGGCCGGCTGGCGCCATTGTGCGGTGATCGCCCTCGTACCACCCGGCTCGATCACGATCTCCTCGCCCGACTCCCAGATGGTCTCCAGCAATCCGGGATAGAGCGGCTGACAACGGACGCTGATCTGGTCATAGACCTGATCGAAGTCCCACTCGGGCTCAAGCGCCTCGAAGCGCTGCGTGGTGAAGGTGTAGACCGATGTCGTATTACGGGCCGGCCAGGAGCTTGAGGCGTACATCAGGGTGCCGTCCCAGCGAAACCAGATCAGCCCACCGTCCGCAGTGACGATGCGGACAAGCTCATCCGCGATCGGATCGTCATCGAGCCAGGCATATTCGATGATGCGCTCGCTCGGCTCCAGACTGCTGGCATAGCCGAGTGCGCTGGCGTTGAGTGCCTCTTGGATCAGCTCATCCGGTCGGCGGTTGAGGAGGAGCCCAGTCGAGGCCCGCTTCCGCCGGAGGAGAACCCACCGATCAAGACACTCCAGCTCATAGGTCCGCTCTCCCCAGCGCTCGGCCGGTTTCACGATCACGCCCTGGAACACCTGGAGGTACTGGGGCGTGCCAGACGAGTTCACGAACCCGAGTGAGATTCGGATCGGGCGCAGGTAGCCGCCGGCGTTCGCCGGGTTGGCGGTCCGGTTGAGGAGTGAATAGAGCGCCGCGGACGGATTGTTGGCGCCGTAGCGCCGGTCGGTGTTGTTGAGGATGACGGTGCAAGCGTCAGCGATCGACGCGCCCACCGCCGAGAGCCCGGCATCCGGCGCCGTGATTTCACTGACGCCGGCGATGCTGATAACCCGGGCTGACTCGTCAACGTAGGTGACGCCGTCCCAAGCAATCTCGATCTTTTTGACCGGTCGGCGGCTGGTGTTGTTGCTGGTATCGATAGGTGGCCGGGCCATTAGAACGATCCCGCGGCCGTGACGACCTGGACGGCAAACGCAGCGTTGTACCGGAAGTACCGGCCGGCCTCCTGAGGGTCCTCAACGCTAACAGGGATCGTCGTGAATGTGACGGGTGTGATGAACCGGACCGGGTACTCTAAACCGCGCTCATCCCGGAGGCGCACTGTGCCGGCTGTCCGCCGCAGCACTTCCAGCCGTTCACGCTGAGCGTGGGTCAAAGAGCGCAATTGAAAACTGTAGGTTGCTCGATAGGCAATGATGTCCTCAACCAGCGTCCCCTCGGCCAACTCGCGCTGCTTGCCAATGAGCGTGTACTCATTGGTCACATCGTCGGGACTCACGCCCGGCAGGTCATCGGCTGAAGTGAGGGGATTAGCGGTTCCGAGGCGAAACGCATAGAAGGCCATTAGCGCATCTCCTTGACACGGATAGCGTTGGCGGCCACCTTGCCGAGTTCTGCCAGGTCGCTCCGGTTCAGCCGGGTTTCCTTCTCGGCGATGTATTCCAACAGGCTGATGATCTTGGCGTCGGTGATGGCTTGCTCTTCGCGTGCCTTCGCTTCCTCGGCGTAGACGCGGTTTAGTTCCGTTTGGCCGGCCTGAAAGATCGACTCAAGATAGGGCACGCCGTAGTGCTCCGAGAGCACGTCTTTGAAGCTCAGATTGTCATCGTGGAATGACCGATTGAGCCGGTCACCAAAACTCTCTACCGCGTAGATGGACTTTTTCTCGGCGGCCCGGATGCCGGCCGCGATCCGGACCGGCATCTGCTTGCCGATGTCTTCGGTCATCCGAAGCAGTTTCTGCGACTCTTCGATCAGACCCATTGAGAGAGACTTGGTGGCCGCGTTGACCAGATCCTTCTTCGATGTAATGCCCTGGGCCAGGCCGGCCACCACTTGGGTCCCGTGCTCGGACATGACCCGAGACGGTGAGCGGATCCCGAGAATGCTCTTAACGGTCGAGGGGATCGCGTCCGCCAGCCCGCTGGCCGCCTCCTGGATCTTGCTCCATCCGGCATTGAGCGCCCCGGTGATGCCGTCCACGATGGCCCGACCGATCGCTTGAGCAGCCTCCCGGCCTTTGGACTCCAGCGTTTTGAGGCCCTCGATGATCAGTGCCCCAAACCGGATCAGAGATGTCTCCAGGTTCGATTGCATCACCTGCCAGGTTTTCTCCAGAGTGGCTTTCAGCTCGTCCCAAGCGCCTTCCCAATCCCCGGCGATCACACGCAAGATGGTCTTGATTAACCCCGAGATCAGCGTCAGCCCCACTTCGACCACGCTCTTGAGCACGTCCCAGGTGGACTGCAACACCCGCTGGATCGAAGTCCAGTGTTCCTGCCAGAAGGCACTGATAGCCGCCAAAACAGTCGCGATGTTATTCATCAGACCGTCCATGGCTGGCCCGATTAGTGGGAGAATCTCTCCCACGAACTTCTGGAAATTCGCCGCGAGTTGCTGGATAGCCGGGACGACGTTCCCGATCAGGAACCCCGCCAACTGGGTCAAAATGGGGACGACTCGGGAGGCGATCATCGCCTCCAGCTCCGCCAATCGTGGTATGACCTCGGTCACCACGAACTGGCCAATCTGGATGATGGCTGGGATCACGTTGGACTGAATAGCCGACCCGACGTTCATGAGGCCTGGCAGCAGGTGGGTCTGGGCGAAGCTGACGATCTCGCCGAAAGCGAAACTCACCAGCCCCACAATTCGGCCGATTTCGGCTTCGTCCAGGCCCAGGATTTCACCGATCTTCATGGCGCCGCCGGCCAGGCCGCCGGACGCAAACGCACCGATCACCTCTTGAGCGGTGGACACCACGCGGCCTATCAGACCGGTGACGCGCTGGATGAGTCCGGTCGCGGCATCCTCGTCCATCCCAAAGATCTGAGACAGGATGCTCGTCGCTCCGCCGGCTAATCCGCCGGAGGCAAAGCCGGCGGCGATCGCCTTCACCTTCTCGAGAGCTGCTTGAACCTGGGTGGCGAAGCCGAACGCAAGAGCCACCGCATCCGGGCCGAACGCCTTGGTGATAGCGGCGCTGAAGTCGGCGAGGGAACTGAAGCTGCCTGTCGAGAGAAAAGCCAGGAACGCGGAGAGGATCGGCTGCACGGCTGCCACGAAGCCGAGGACCGTTGTCCGGATGCCCAGGAAATCTGCGGCAAAGGCGGCGGCAAGCAGCGCCACCCCGGCCACAATCAGCCCGATCGGAGTCATCAAGAATGCCAATCCAGTCGCCAGTGCGCCCACGATGCCGATCACCGGGCCGGCCGCAGCCAATACGCCGAGGAAGGCAGCGCCGGCCGCGAGAAGTCGCGGATCAGCCTCGGCCAACCGATCGATGAGTCCCTTGAGTCCGCCGGTGACTCCCTCGACAATCCCGAGAGCCGAGACCAACGCCGGCCGCACCCGATCGAAGATCGTGATGCCCAGATCCGTGAACTTGTTCTTGGCGATCTGGAGCATCGACTCCACCGTCGCGTACCGCTGCTCGGCCTCTTTGGTCAGCGCGTTGTTCTCATCCCAGGCCTTGCTTGCCAAGGCGATTGCGTCACCGAGCAGATCCCCCGCACCGGCCGATCGGAGCAGCGCGTCGCGAACCCGGATGTCGCTCATGTCGAGCTTCTCCAAGACCGCGAAGACGTTCTCACCGCTGTCCCGAATCCTCCCCAGCCCGCCGATGAAAGCCGTCACGGCGCCGGCGGCGTCGGTCTTAAACCGATCCGAGAACTCAGACGCGGACATGCCAGCGACCTTGGCGAATTCCGTCAGCTTTTTGCCGCCCGAGGCCACCTCATTGGCGATGTCCACGAACACCCGCGAGATCGCCGTGCCGCCGGCTTCTGCCTCGATGCCCACGCTCGACAGGGCCGTCGCGAAGCCCATAATCTGGGACTGCGTCATCCCGACCGTTGATCCAGCGCCGGCGATGCGCATGCCCATCGCCACGATCTCGCGCTCGGTCGTCGCGAAGTTATTTCCGAGCGCCACAATCGTCGAGCCGAGGTTTTGGAACTCGGTCTGGGGCATCCGAGTGATGTTGGCGAACCGCGCCAGATCGGTGGCCGCTTCCCGGGCGGTCAGATTTGTCGCGACGCCCAAGTCCACCATCGTGCGGGTGAAACCGAGAACGCTTTCCTTCGCGATGCCGAGCTGCCCGGCTGCCTCGGCCACGCCGGCGATCTCCTCCCGGGCCGTCGGGATCTCTTTGGCCATGTCGCGGATCCCGGTCCGCAGTTGGGCGAACTCTTCCTCAGTCGCATCGATCGTCTTCCGTACGCCAGCGAAAGCCGACTCGAAAGAAATCCCGACGTCACCAACCGCCTTCGCCGTGCCCAGCAACGGCACGGTCAGGCCGGCCGTCATGACCGCGCCGGTCGTCGCCGCCGACTTGCCGAATGACTCAATTCGGCTGTGAACGGCGTCGAAGCCGGACATTGCGTCCTTGACGTCGGCGCCGATTTTTACGAAGAGTTTGGCGATTTCGGACAAAGGAAAAGCCCACTCCAAACGAAGTGGGCTCCGGCCTCTCGGGCTCCGGCCTCTCGGGGGGTTATCGCCCGCGACGGCGCTTGGCCCGTTCGGCCGCCTTTTTCTCTTCGCGGGCCTCGTGGTTGTAGAACGCCAGCCAGCGGTTGAACTCGCGGACCGTCATCCGCCGCTCCAACTCCGCGACCGTCGTCTTGAGGTCGCGCGCCAGGCGGTAGAGAAAGCGCTGCTCGCTATTCGTCGCGAAAGGAGCGGTCCGCCTCCTTCTGAGCCTCCGGCGATATCCCGTTCAGATTGAGGATCGCCTTGTTCACCCGATCGATCGCCGTCGCGCTTTTCTGCCGCAACGCCTCGTAGTGCTCCTCGCCCATGGTCGGCTCAATCACCGACTGGATGAAAAGCAGCATCTCGAAGCGATCGTTGTCGAGATCCTTGCCGTTCATGGCCTTCCGTCGGAGATCCTGCTGGACCGCCTTGGTCATCGACTGGATCACCACCGCGCCATCCCATTCGGGGACGGGCACGGTCAGCGTCTCCAGATCGCCGGCATGCAGGATCTCATCGAGGGTTAGCACGCGGGACTCGGTCTTTTCGGTCGTCATGTCGTTCTTCACCTGTAGGGTTCCGGCCTCATAGGCTCCGGCCTCGGGCCAGGTGTGGGATCGCGTCAGGGATTAGAGAACCGTCCGGGTATAGGCACCGGTCACCTGAAACTCGGCGCTGAAACTGCCCGCATCGCCCATATCGGCGCTGACCTCGTAGCTGGTCAGGATGACCGAGCCCGAGAACTGCACGTTGCCGGTGCCGGGGCCGGCCGGCTGATACTGGAACGCCCGCAGGTTGCCCCACGCCGCTTCGATTACGGCGTCAGCCGCTGGATCGAACTTGCCCTCAATACTGATGGTCGCGTCCCGCAGACCGGGGATGTAGGTCTTGCTGGTCACGCCGAGGGTCGAGGTCTCGGCTGTCTCCTGCTCCGGTGACCAGCCCACGCTAGTGATGTAGGTCGAGAGATCCGTGAGGGTCGAACCGTTGTGCAACCGGAAGTTGGCTCGTGAACCGTGCGCGAAAGGCATCGCTCAGACTCCTTGAATCTGGGCTCCGGCCTCTCGGGCTCCGGCCTACCTTTTTTCAATTGGCGTCGCGGCTTAGGCTGCCCGCGACAGCAGCACGGCAAACGTGATGGTGGCGCCGGCCGCCGGCGTCCACGATGCCCGCGTGTACTGATTGATGGTGCCCGTGATCGCCCGCCGCTCCGCCGTCCGCCCGTTGAACACCGTGAACGTCACCAGATCCGTCCAGACGCTGTTGTCGACGCTGTGTTGGACTTTCACGGTCGAATTGCTGGCACTGCCGGTCTGACCCATCACCTGAAGGTAGGCCGCGCCGCCGTTCGTGCTGGCCGCACTGTTGTTCTGGCTTGCCGCGTTACTCGAGGAGTTCCGGGCCGCCAGCACGTGCAGAACGATGCCCCGTTCCCGGCCAACCTTGGACTGTGCCTCGGCCGAGCAATCCACCACGCCATCGACCGGACTATTCACCTCGTAGGATGTCAGGATGGCCGATAGGCCGTAGCCGTAGCTGCCGATCACGTCGCCCTGCGGCAGGACCGTCCAAACGGAAGCGTCCTGACCGAGCGCCGTGCTCAGAGCTTCATCGACCGCGTTGGCCTCTCCGTCGAAATAGCCCTCGGCGCTCAGCGTCGCGTCCCGCAATCCGGGGATGTAGGTCTTGGCCGTGGCACCAAGGGTCGAGGTCTCAGCCGTGTCGGATTCCCCCGACGTGCTGATGCTAGAGAAGTAGGGGCTGAGATCGTAGCCATTGGCGTAGACCCGAGCCTGGGATCCGTGGAGAAATGGCACGCCGGAACCTCCTCAGGATTCCGGCTCCGGCCTCTCGGGCTCCGGCCTCTCGCGACGGCATTACGCCGCTTGGTTGCTCTCGATCGCCTGCACGCCGCGCCGCACGACGATGAGCCGCCGGCAGGTGCATTTCACCTCGGCATGGCCACCCTCACACGGCCGCGCCCGAAACAGGAGACGCCCGCAGGCCGGGCAGCGCACGTCCTGCAAGCGGATCGGCTCATTCATCAGTCGCGTCCTTCGCTTCCCTGGGCACTACCTCGATATGGCCATCCCGCAGCAGCCAATGAATCGACTGGCGTGGGATGTCATCCACGATCTCGCCCGCTTCCACCCGGCGTTGCCCATAGTTCAGGCCGTTCTTGACCAGATAGCGCCGTTTCTCGGCCATCACGCCTCCCAGAACGCGAAAACGCCGCCACCATGCTGGTAGACGACACCGTCTTCATGTTCACTGAAATTGATACGGGTTTGGCGCCGGGCGTAGAGCGTGTTCCGCGCAGTCACCGCAAGTGGTTGATCCGTGAAGAGAGCGTCGATCCGGTCGCCCATCTGGCCGGCCCGCTTGGCTGACCGGCTCTTGTCAATGGCCTCGATCTGATAGGGCAGTTCCTCCCAGGCCCGGCGGGCCAAGGTGTACCGATCCCGGCCGGGCCGTGGCTGAAAGACCACGTAGGGGAACGGCGCCTCCTCCGGCGCCGGCCACCGGTGCACGCCGGTCATCCCCAACCCGATCAGCGTGGTGTCCTCTTTCAGCCGGGTGGCGATTGCCGCCTCGAGCTCGTTCACCCGGCGACCTGTCGCATGGCTGCTTCAAAGCTCGGCTTGACCTGCTCGGCGGCCGGTTCGAGAAATGGCTGAGCCCGCATTTTCCGCGTCCCGAACTCCACGTAGATGCCGTACTCGGCCCCGACATCCACTCGCGCCGCCAGATCACCCTCAGGTTGGGCCTGGATGCTGCTCTTGAGGGCACCGGTATCGACCGGTGCCAGTGCCTTGGCCTGGGCCTCCACATCGAAGGCCGCCTTCGTCACAGCGTCGGCCGCTCGACGGCGTACCTGCCCCCGAAGCTCGGGCAGCTTGTTGAAAACAAGCTGCGTCTTGATGCTGACTCTCGCCACCTGACCTCGCATCCTCTCCGGTCGATAGAGCGCTGACGTTATGACTCGCTCTCTGAGATAGCAGTATCCACAGTCACCTGAGCACTCCCTCCCGCCGTCAGTCGCAGCCTCGGCAGGAGCATCGTCGCGCCGGTGAGGCCGGCCACCAAAACCGGGACGACCCACTGTGCCTCGGCCGGGATCGGCACGCGGCCGGCCCCCAGTTCCACCGCGAACGCCGTCAGCATCAGGTTCAGCACAGCCAGTGTCCCGTAGCTCACCAGCGCCCAATTCACCTTCACGGTTTCACCCCCATCGTGGTCGATAACGCCGAGATCAGGGCCGAGAAAACAAGGCCGACACCACCCAGCCAGGTGCGTGTGCTCACACTCCCCTCAACCTTGGTCAGTCGGTTCTCCAGCACGACCGCCTGCGCCGATATACCGGCTTGATCCCTCTCGTGATTGTTCACATGCGATTCCTGCTGGCGCTCCATCCGATCAAGACGGCGATCGATCGAGTCCAGCCGGGAGATCACCATCCCGATCTGATCCATTACAAAAACTCCCGTGCCAGCACCCGCCGACTGATCTCCCATGATCGCGGCCGTAGCACCGCCGCCACCTCGAACGTTCGGCCGCCGACAACTATGCGATCCTTGGCTGTGACATCGGTTTCGGCCGGAAAGGTCAGGATCCAAGCTGTCTGGATCCCAACCCGCTCGGCCATCGTGTTTTCCTCGCGGGTCAGATCCGCCGTGCTCACCCGCACTTTGGGCGAGGCCACGATGGTCGGCGTCCCCTCGATGAAGCCGCCCTGTCCGTCATCCACCTTCACGATGCGCTGGATAACCGCGTCGTCCGGCAGACTCGCGTTCAGGGTTGCCCGCATCCCGTCGAGGGTCGCAGCACTGATCATCAGATCGTCACCGGCCCCTTCATGGCCGGGATGGGCTGCTCCGGCACGACCTGCCGATCCCGCTCCGCCTTGACCGCCGCGATCAGGGCCGCCTGCTGGTCGGACTCGCTGAGATCGGCCAGCTCACCGAGGGGGACGCTGCCGATGTACTCGGTGTAGGCCGGCTTACCCTTATCGTCCCGCTCGCCCTCATCCACCCGGACGGCGAGATAGGCGCTGTGGGCGTCCTGCCACTGACTGACAATGTGTGCCGCTGGCATGTTGCCTCCTAGAGAATGAGAGCAAATCCGACTGAATAAGTAATCGAGTCTGCATTGTCATGCGTCACTGTCACCCGCCATGTGCGGGGTAGAATCGCGTTGACGGGCTGAGTCGCGCCATTGTTCAGAGCAGCTATACCGGGGTAGATATAGTACGTCCGCAGTCCGACGGTTGTGATGGAAGCAATCGCTGCATTCAGATTGTGGTAAGAGCCACTCACGGGATCTTTGCCGGAAATCCTCAACACGACGCCGGCGCTGCCGGACACTGCCGTCACATTCAGAGTGATAAGAACTCCGGACGCGTTATGATTGGTCTGGTCGGCACTTGAGATAGATGCCGTCCGGGCCGCACTGGCCAGCAGTGTGCCTTCGGTATTAGCTCGAACCCGATCGAAATTAGTCCCGTTATAGGCAAAGCCTCCAACAGCCAAGATGCCGGTCGCAGCGGCATCTCCAACCCGGTTGACTGTGGCAACCCGGTCCCAGGTAACGCCATCGAAGGCCATCAGGTGCGCCAATACCTGAGGCGCGGTCGGACTGGTCATATCGTCGGTGACGACAACAGCGGCTGGCAGCTCAGTATCCACGACTAAGCCGCCACTCGCGGTCGTCCGCAGCCGCCGCCAGACCGTGCCGTCGTAGCCGTGCTGGTGGCTCAACACCTGGGGCGAGGTCGGGTTGGCCAGGTCGTCGGCGGCGGTCGCGGGAGCCAACGCCGTCCGCAGTCGTTTCAGGAGTGCGATGACCGTGCCGTCGCCGGCGGCGCTCTCCGCGTCGCTCTTCACCCCGAAGATGTCGCCCACCTCGCGGGCAACCGTTCCATCTCCCCGGAGGATCTTCTCACTCCGGGCATGCAGCTCCTGATCCGGCACGTAACGCCTCCCCTAGCCGTTTGCCGCGCGTTCGTTCTCGCGGACTCGTTCAATCGGATCCCAGCCAGCATCCCGTTGGAGCGGCCGGACTTTTCCCAAGAGCGCCTTATAGGCCGCCTTGTTGCCGGCCAAGGCCCGCCAGCGGATCACGGCGGCGTTCTCGCCGGCCTGCTGATCGCGACGATACTGCGCCGCGCGCTCATCTTCCGTGGGCATGCGCTAACTCAGCACTTAACTTGCTACCTGGCTTGCTACGTGACATGTCACTTAGCTCGGGACCGTCAGAGCCCCCGGAATCGGGAGCGTTCCGATCACCCGGCGGCCGTACAGGTCGGCCATCCGCTCGCAGGCCGCGACCATCTGCGAGCGCTTGAATGACTGGCCATCCTCACTGAAGTCGAAATCCGCGGCGGCCTTCGCTGCCTTCCAGCGCCAGCCCTCGGCCGCCGCGGCGTTCAGATCCCATGTCGGGGTCCAGGCCGCGTCACTTGGCGGCAGACCGTCGCGGTCCGCCCGCTTGGCGCTTGCCACCAGCAGGCCGAGTTCCGCCTCGGTCAGCGTCGGCTCCTTGCTCGATGCCGTCATCGTCTGGAGCCGGGTTCGGGCTTCGTTCTCCGACATCGGCATCGTTTGCCTCTTCCGTGTGCTCAACGAAGCCCAAAGGGCGGTAGATCAGGGCGAACGCCTTGGCGCTCACCCGAATCACATCACCCTCCGGACTCCTCACCATGAGATAGATCACGGCTTAGACGAAGCCGGCCGGCCGGAGAACCGAGAACGGGTAGCGGGTGCTCCCGTTGGGGTTCAGGCGCGTGGTGGGGTTAGCGACTTGGAAAGCCACCCGCATGGTCACGCGCAGGGCGACCATATCCTGTTGGGCGAGGTTGTAGATGATGGCGCCGGTGTTATCCTGAATCACGGCCTCGCTCAGCAGCTTCCACTGGAGATCCTGCCGGACCGCCATGATCCCCTGCGTGAAATCGCCGCAGATGAGATCAGCCCGCGTGTTATCCCAGGCGCCATTGTCGACGTACTGCACTGGCTCGGCGTAGACCGTCATCGGCGTCGGCGAGGTCAGGCTGGCAGAATAAATCGGCTGGCCGTTGCTGTCCCGCAGATCTCGGAGGTCGGCCTTCAGGCTCTTCCGCGCCAGGAAACCGTTCACGTCGAAACCGTCAGCCTCGACCAAGCCCATGCACTTGTTGATGTCGTGAACCAGGTCCTTGTTGGCCACGCTGGCGCGAGTGAAGGCGTTGCCAGCCGCGGCCGCACCATCTTCGATCGCGTCGGGCCAGCTCGCCGGCTTGTTGGTGCCGAAAAGCACGGCGCCATCGACGGCGATCCCGAGAGCTTCAACCAGTCGCGGCCGGATCTCGGTCCACATGTCGAACTCGGTGTCATCGAGCACGGCTTCCGGAATTGGTACGATGACGGCCAACTCTTCGGCGTTCAGGTACTTGTTGGTCCAAGCCTGTTCGGTGGTTTGCTTCAGACCGGTATCGCCTTCCACGAAGTAGGCGGTCGGCAGGGCCGAAAGAACCGGCATGCGCTGCTGCTTGCGGCTCATGGTCACCCGACGGAACCGGGTCAGGGCGACAGAGGTTTTCGGCAGATCCTGAATGATCTGCGACGCGGCCTCCTCGGGAATCAGGGCAGAGGCATCAGAGCGATCGGTGATGTTGTTGTACGGCACAGAGCTGTCCTCAGAAGGGCTCTGGCCTCACTGGGCTCGGGCCTCGAAAATGGATTCGAGTGGGAGTGGTCTGTCTAGGAGCGACCTGCCCGCTGGCGGATCAGGTCATTCATCGACGGGGCACCGCCGGCCTTGCCGGACGCGCCGGCATCAGCGGACCCGCCCGGTGTCGTGGGTTTGAAGAGGGCAGGCACCTGGGCCTTGAGCCCCTCGACCAGCTTCTTCAGGTTCTTCGGGCTACCGTCTTCGGCGTACTCGACGGCACTCGGGTCAATCAGCCGCACGAGCACGCTCGGGTTGCTGGCGCCTGCCTCGATGGCTGCGGCGGTCACCGCGGTGCGGAGGGTTGTCTCCCGCAACTGGGCTTCCCGCGCCGTCAGATTGGCCTCCAGTTCGGTCACCCTCGCTTGAAGCTTCTGCGACTCGGTCATCTCCGCTTCCTGCCGCTTCTTTTCCGCCGCCTCCAGGGCGCGGAGTTTGGTGCGGTTCTCGGCGGCTTCCCGACGCAGCTGCGACACGTACTCAGCCGTGAATTGCTGCGTTTCGGCTCCGGCGCTTGACGGCGTGGTTTGCGTCGTGGCGGTGGACTCACTGCCGGCGGTCCCGGTCGGCTCCTGGCCGGTCGGGTTGGGCTCCTGGCCCGTCTGCTCGTCAGGCATGTTTCCCTCAGTGCTTCCCGGATGCTTCCCGGATGAATGGTCGCGCATCAGGCGCCATGATAGGCCGCTCATCCGAGGGGGAAACGAGTTCCGCGCAGGCTGTTTGAAATTGAGGGCCACAGTCAATGCGGGTGACGACGGCGCACTGGTTCATCGTTCGCCCTCGCCCTCAAACTGGATGCTGCGGTGGAAGCCCGGCCGCAACCCGCCAGCGATTGGTTTCAGCCGGGCCGAGGAGCTGCCGCAGGCTCAACTGGTGGCGGGTGATGCCCCACCGTGGATCCTGCCGCACCCCAACCAGATCCTCCAGCCGAATCGCCCCGCCCTGATAAGCAACCAGCTTCGTTGGCCCCAGAATCTCCCGCTGGAGATCGACTGACTGCCGAGCAAACCAGTCGGCGCCGGCCTCCACCTGAACCGAGGTTTCGGCGATGCCCCGGAAGCCCAACTCGTCCCAGGTCCGGGTTTCCGGAATCATCGCGCAGCGACAATTGTGAACTACAATACCGTTGGCGTGGTACCACCCCTCAGTTGTTTCGAGGTTGTAGACATGCCCACGAAAGCTTCGGCGGCTGATCTTGAGAATGCGATCCAGTCCTACATCGCCGGCGAAAGCTGCCAGAACGCCTCTGCTCGATTTCACATTAGTGAGCAGCGACTCCGCGAGGCTATCAAGGACCGGGGTTTGTGGCGTGACAAGGCCGCTCGCTACCTGCTGGCGGGTGAACGCGCGAGCGCTCGAAGACGTGCCTACATCCCCCTGCCCATGCCGGAAATCTCCGCCCGGTATTTGGCGGGAGAGTCCGAAAAGGCTTTGGCTGAAGAGTACGGAGTGTCTCGCAACGTCATCGGAGTTCGACTCCGCGAAGCGGGGGTTCCCCGCCGAGGCTCTGTCGAGGCAAACCGGTTGATGGCCGAGCGACGCAGCCCTGAGGACAACAGACGGCTGACGGAGGCAGCCCATGCCGCCGTTCGAGGCCGAGTCAAGACGATCGAAGAACGATGCAAAACAGCGAAGACCCGAGAAGAGCGGCGGCTGGGGGTATCCTCGACCGAGGAATTGCTCAAGAGGTGGTTGGAAGAGCGAGGGATTGAGAGTACGCCTCAGAAGGCCATTGGTCCGTACAACGTGGACCTTGGAGCCGATCCCGTCGCCGTGGAAATCTTCGGGGGCGGTTGGCATGCCTACGGCTCGCATCGGAGTCGAACCCCCGACCGATCGTGCTACCTCCTCGATCAGGGCTGGAACCTGATAATCATCTGGGTCGATTCCCGGAATTGGCCCCTGACTTCCGATGCTGCTGACTACATCGTCACCTTCTTGGAGGAATCCCGCCGCGACCCAACCTTTCGCCGTCAGTACCGGGTGATTCGGGGTGACGGAAAGCCGGTGCCCCCTGGCAGTTTCTATTTCGACAAGATCGCCTTCATACCACCGCTCAGTACTCCCTACCGCTCTGGGACCTGACGCAACAGTCCCGGCCGGAAAGCAATTGGGATGCGTGCCGAATCGCTCCTGAACGTCAAACCGCTTCCCATGCATGGCCACGCACAGTGCGCAGCTCCGGCGATCGAGCGCGCAGTGCCAGATCCACCCCTTCACTACCCGGCTGTTCGCCGCGTAGGTCTGTCGGGTGGCTTCGCGATAGGCTCGAAGCGTCTCCGTCCGAGCAATCGTCAGCGCCCGGACCATGTTCCCGTCGAGGGCATCCCGGATTCGCCGGGCAATCATCCGCGGGTTCTGGCCGATGGCCAGCCCCTCAATCAACGCATCGCCCACAGCCTGACTCGCCGCCAGCCCGAACTGATCCAGGAGCGACCGGAGCGGGGATCCATTGCCCAGCATCCCCACCATCGTGGTCAGTGCCCCCGTCGGCACCTGAGCAAAATTACCGACGAGCTCGGCCCCGCCACCCGCTGCGGCCTGCATCAGTTGACCGGCGTGACGTCGCCCCGCCTCGATGGCCCGTGTCTGCTCCTGCTGGATGGTGTGATCGACCGACGCGGCGAACTGGTCGACCGCGATCTCCGTCTGCCGCTGAAGTTCGGTCAGCCGGTCCCGACGGAGCAGCCACGCCGGCGAGATCTCCTCGCCGCGTGATCGCGTGTCCTCGATCTGCCGCGAAAGGGCGTTCAGGTCACGCTCGATCCGCTGCCAGGCCAGACCGTAGGCGCGCACCATCGCGCCGGCGGCAGCCTGCTCCCGGCGCAGCAGTTCGGCACGATGCTGGTCAGCGAGGTCGTAGATATCTGGCATGACGATCCGGAGTGGGCAGAGAGCGCAGAACCGCGAGCAAGAGGGAGATCAGACAGAGGTCCGCGAGAAAGGCCAACTGAATCACGGCGTGGTAATGAACACCTTCAGGTAGTGCCGGCCGCCGTCAGTCCAAAGATCGGCGTGGAGGATCCGGATCTCGCGGCCGGCCAGGTCCGCCGTGGCCCGTTGCAGGAGCCGCCTCAAGTCAGCATCACTGAAGCGGAGAATGCCTCGGTGATCAGCCAGCGACGCGCTCACGGTGCCGTGTTCCGTCGAGAATCTACGCGGACTAACAGACGGCCACTTCGACGCTCCTCATGGGAGAGGCTTATCCCTCCTCGGATCACCTCGCCCTCAACAATGAGGACGGGGCGCTTTCTCGGTGCGGGCTTCATGACCGCCTCACGTAGGCACGGATCTCGGCCTCACCATCATCGATGCTCACCACCACATCAGTGATGTCCTCACCATGGATGCGGGCCAGATAGTCGCCGGCCTCCCGGAGGACCCGCGGGAGCCTCCCTTGGAAGACCAAGGTTAGGGTCGCGAACGGCTCGGTGCAGGGAATACTCACAGGGGATCTCCAAGGTGCCGAATGAAGCGGGCCAAAGTAGCCAGATCGTCCGCCACAATGGCGGCCAGGTCGCTCAGGACCATGGTTGATTTCGCGGCGAAGTCGAGAACCGCCGCACTGACGATCTGTAGGGCACGCGCGAAAGGATTGGAGGGAATGCGCTGATACTGAGCCTTGAAGGCGGCATCTTTCAGGACATGCAACGTGCCGTCGGGGTTCCGAACGATCCAATCACCGGCCTTGGCTCGCCGCACGCCGAGCGGCGTCCAGACCGACTCAGGTTGCGTCACACGACGCGCTTGGACCTTGATAGACCGAGTCCGGTACGTCGCAGCCCAGAGGAAATCAAAAAGGTCCGGGGAGTGGAACAGTGGGTCGGTCAGGGGGCGCATCGCCATTACCAGAGCCCCCAAAGGTCTGGCCGGCCATCGGGTTGGTCCTTCTCGGCCGGCGTCGTCGGCTCGGTCGCTGAGGGCGTCTCGGCCGGAGAGATCAAGAGGTCAAGCGCCTCAATCTCACCGACAATGTTCTGAGAGATGCGATTCCAGTCGGCCAACTGGAGTTCGTCGGTGAAGCAGCACAGGCAGAGGGTTCGTCCCGTGGACTGCTGGGGATAGAACACCCGAGCACAGCGAGTGCAATGGCGGGCGAAGAGTTCGCTCATGCCCCACCTCTCTGACTGTCCGAGAGACGCACGAACAGATGGAGCATGTAGTCGCGGGTTAAGACCTCGGCCGTGCCAATGGCCATTCCGCCATCAACAAGGGCTCGATAGAGACTGGAAAGACTGTGTCCCAGCGTCTCGGCGGCTCGAACGGCCGGATCAGGAACTTTGGGCGAAACAATCATGGCTGCCTCACTGGGCTATCTGCGCCCAGTCTAGGCAGTCATGGCTCAGGTCAAGCGAGTTCCGCGCAGGGGTTAGGCAACTTCTTCATCCGGATCTGAACCGCCCCGATCGAAAGTGCGCAGCATGGTCCGTTGAGCCTCGGCCGCAGTTGCCTGCTTCTTAGCGAGCATCACCCGGATCTGCTCGGGGGCGTAGCCGAGCTCACCGAGCAAGGTCTCGTCGTCCACGCCGATCTGCTTCTTGATCAGGAGAACCTCGCCCTGGTCCTTCTCCGACCGCGGCGCCGGATCCTCCCAAAGCGCCGAGAGCCGTACCCCCGACTGTCCCACCATCTGGAGCGCAAACCCGATCAGGTCCTCCCAGACATTCCCAAAAGCCGTCTGCCGTTTCATCACCTTGGCCAAGAACGGCGACTCGGCCGTCTTGAGGGCCTCCCCGCTCGGAAACTCACCACTCTGGGGCAACAGATAGTGCAATGGCGTCCGGCTCACCCGGGCGATCTCGGCCCGGAAGCTGTCCTGCTCTTGGATGAACTGCCCGAGGTCCGCCGCCTCGAACTGACCAAAGGTCACGTCCTTGCTTTGGGTCGCCCAGACACGATCGGCGCCCGGCACAAAGAGGGGGATCGGCTTCCCGGTCTCCGGGTCAATATCGAACTGAAGCCCTGTCGCATACCGCTGCGGAAGAGCAAGAAACTCTCGCGCAACCATCAAGTCGCAAAGACTCTTGTTCAAACAGTCCTGGAGGGGCACAACGTCTTTTAACTCGCTCTTGCCGGATCGTCCCATCCGGCTGTTGTTGGCGAAGTGGAAGACCGGCACCCGGCCATAGTCGTGCTGGAGCGGCCACGCTTCCCCGGGCACCTCGTAAGGCACAAACGCTTGGCTTGATTCTGGCCAGCCCGCCGGACAGGCCGATCGCGTGATCCACTTCTCGATCCGATCGGGGAAGTACAAGGTCACCCGCACGAATTCATCTTCCGTCTGCCACGCCTTGACCGCGGAGAGGATGTGTCCGGGCACTTCAGGATCGTACCGGACCGTCATCGAGGTCCCGTCCTGGGGATAGATGGTTGGTTGGCCTGTTCGCGGATCGGGCCAGACGATCGCATACCCATCGCCGGCAATCAGAGCTTCGGTATGAATCTCGCCCATGCGTTCGTCCATCCGATTGACCTGCCACAATTCCCACGCCACATCGGCTGCACCGGCCGGCCCATCCTCCACATCAAAGCCGATCAACTTTAGTCGGTCGGACACGGCATCGACCACGGCCGGGCACAAATTATCGGCGAACTCCCGAAAAAGGTTGCCGAACGTGTTCCGGAACTTCTCCGTCGCAAAAGTCAGTCGATGGTTGCCCTCGTAGTAGTTCGAGTAGAGTTGATAGCCTGCCCGGCGTCGCCTCAACTCCTGAAGCGCTCGCGTGATCTCGTCCATTGTCCCCTCTACCAGGTGACCAGCCGCCGGCTCATCCCGTTGTGCGCCGCATAGCGCGCCAGGGCCAGCGCCATCACGATGTCGTCATGCGTCCCATCGGGAGCCCCGTACCGAATCAACCCGCTGGGCAACCGTTCCATCTCGTAACTCTGAAGTTCCCCGATCAACTCCGGGATCTTCGGGAAGTGGATCTGCTCGGTCTCAATGGCGAGTGCCAACCCTTCGATGATCTCGGTCTTGGTCGCATTCGTCGTCGTGAAACCCTGAATCGGCAGCCCTTCACGTTGCAACGCCTCGATGTTCGGATCGCCGATGCTATTGCGCTCCGCAAGAATGGTTGTGGATCGCCATTTCTCCCATAGTGCCCGCAGCCGGCTCCTCTGGACCGCCCAGTCAATCTGGTTGAACCGATCGAGATCGACCACATCCCCGGATCGAACATCAATGACCACTAAGACCGTGAAATCGTAGGTCTTGGCCCAATCGACGCCAATCACCGTTTGCCGCGGTCGCCTCGGATCGGGCGTCGCTAGCCCCGGCAGAGTCGCGCAAGTTTCCACCCGACGGAACACGCCGCCGGCATCCTCAAGGAACTCAGCAAGGTACTCCTGGGCAAACGTGCGCTCCGGAAGTTCTCGCCGCGCCGACTCGACCTCGCTGACCTTAATGAACGGATTCGTCGTGGTCGGCATCCGCCAGCTCTGCCAGTCCGAGAAGCCGGGATCCTGTCCCCAGAAATACATCTGCCGGAAAAAATTAGCGCCCTTCGGCGTCGAAAGGAACCAGCCGTCGCCCTCATAGTCGGTCAACGTCGGTCGGATGACCGCCTGCCACGCCTCTTGTAAAGATCGGATCATCGCCGCTTCGTCGATCACAGCTCGACGATACTTCCGGCCCCGCGCCGCATCCGGTGAATCCAGCGACCACATTTCGACGACGCCGCCCGTGATCAACTCCAAGCGCTTCTCCTGGCTATTGATCACCGCGGTCACCGGCTGAAGCACCTGACGGGCGACACGCCAAACCTCGGCCATCATTTTGTAGGTCGGGGCAAACCAGGCCGTCGGATAACCCTCCAGCGCCGGGCCGATCACCCGGTCGATGCCGAACGTCGTCTTACCAAAGCGCCGACCGCACGCCAGCACATTGAACCGTTGCGCCTCCTGAATGACCTGACGCTGCCCGGCGTGCGGCCGCGGCAGCTTAATCTTCAGGGTCGTCATACACCACCCGGATCGTGGTATTGCCGGTCTGCTGGATCTTTTCTGCCCACTGGCCAAGCTCTTTGGCCGCCTGCTCTTCGTGCGCACGCATTTCTTTCAGCAGACCGGTATCGATCGAAAACCTCTCGATCTCAACGAATTTCTTGGCCGAGTACAGCACGTCGTCCTCGTCACCAGGATCATCGCCGCCGTTGTAGACCTTCACCAACTGGACCTCTCGGACAAAGAGTCCAGTCTCACCACCGGGCACATTCCGATATTCCTCGGCCCGGGCGGCGATGATCCGCTGCATCCGGTCCCATCGGTCATTCAGCGCATTGACGCGGTTCTGCCGCTCGGCGATCCCGCGACGCTGAAGGGCCTGCCGTGTCTCCTCAACGATTGACGCCACTTTCGCCGCGAACTCCGGAACCAGCTTCCAATTGGCGAGTTGGCGCCGGCTGATTCCAACCTTTTCGGCAATCTGCTCATCCGTGAGAACATCCTGAGCCAACAACGAGGCTGCTTCCTCGCGCCGTCCATTCCACTGAAATTCGGTGAATTTTCGTGCAGCCATCTACAAACTCAACAATCCTGCGGCTCGTCGTTTGGCCCGCTCACCACGCCGGTCATAACGCGCCGTCGTCTTCGGCGTGGAGTGACCAGCAAGAGCCTGTACGGTGGACAGGTCGGCGCCGGCATCGAGTAAGTCGGAGATGAAGGTACGCCGCAGGTCATGCGGACTGAAGTGAGCGAGTCCTGCCGTGATCGCACGCTTTCTCATGATGGCCAAAACTGCCTCCGGGGTCATGCGCCGCCAGGTCAGCCGGCCGGAGCGATGAATTGGAACGAAGAGTGCGCCGGCATGATCCCCGCGCACCGTCAGCCAGCCGCTGAGCTGACCCACCGCCGCCTCCACATAGACCAATCTCCCCTTGTTGCCCTTGCCTGAGCGGACGAGCAGACGAGCCTCCGGAAGGTCGAGGTCTGATAGGTCGATGGCCACTACCTCAGCCCGACGCAGACCGCTCGCGTACAGCGTGGCGATGAGAGCGGCATCACGAGAGCCGGCCGGTCCGTCATCGGCGGCGCACGCGGCCAGCAGATTCATGAGTTCATCGCCGCCGAGTGCTCGCCCCTTGGCAACGGTCGATCCGCGGACCGGCCCAAGATCCGCCGCTCGTTGATATTCCTCAGCCGTCAGATGGCCCAGCCTCCAGGCTTCCTTCAGGACTCCACGCAAGGCCGCGAGATGACGGTTGGCGGTCGCCGGCGAGTAGCGATCGGACAGGGCGGCCCGAATGGCCATCGTGTGCTGATAACGGAGAGCGCCCCACGGGAGAGCCGTCGCATCATGGGTTCCGGACGACACCAACCGGGCGATGGTCTCGAGTGCTGCACGCATCGTCGGTCGGGAGCCGGGAGCCAGCCGCGCCAGATAGACGGTAGCCGGGTTCTGATCCGCCGCGAAGGCAAAGGGGGTGGCCGGGTCCGGTTGTGTCGTCTGGCTTCCGAAAATGACCGACGACTGGTTTCCGAGAACGGTCATTCTAGGAGACCACTTTTCGGCCGGCGCAGCGGACACAGAGAATCCGTCCGTCGCGCAGCAGAACCAGCTTGCTTGTCCACTGATCACAGGCAGGGCAGCACAAGTGACCGTCGCGCTTAGCGACGGATCTCAGGTCAATCGGCTGGTGAGAAATGGGACGCCTCCAACGGACCATGGTAGGCGGCTGGAGGCTGTCCCGGGGCCGGTTCCGCGCAGGCCTAAGCGGTTGCGCTCAGACCCGGCAGGGCATCCGGCGGCTCGGCAACCGGTTCGCTGTCTTCCCCGTAGCGGAGTGTCGTCAGCACGAGCTTGGCCCGATGATACTGATCCTGATGTCGGCCATTGGTTAACCCGCTCTCCTCGACCTTACTCCAGAATGAGGCGTAGGCCGTGAGTTCATCGAGGCCAACCACCAGCCGCGGCGGGGGGCGAAGGTCGCCGGCAACCAAGATTGTCGTTTCAGGCAGGCCGGCCGGCGGTGACCCGGCGAACCGAACCCGACAGCGACGGCGACTCGGCGTCACCGCCACGATGACGACCGGGACCTGCTGGTAACTCGCCACCTGCACCGGAACGAGGGGCAGGAAGCCGTCGTCGTCACCTGGTGCTTGAGCGGTCGCATTGCCCCGCTCAAAAGCTTCGAGTTCAATCAGCGCCGAACGATAGGCAGCCTCGTAGCATTCACGCCAGTGAGTGTCGAGGATCAGAAGCGGGAGCTTCGCCCGGGCCTCGGCAATCCGCGAGTGATCTCGCCCGCCAAGGATGCGCCCGATCTCTGAGTTTGTGATGGTGAGGAGCTGGGACAGCAGAATGGTCGCGGCCTGCCGAGCCAGGTTGGCCGGTAGATCCCGACCGCGCCCTTGAAGTCGTTCTATAGTCGTGCCGTACTCGGCCGCGACAGCGTCTAAGACAAGGGCGACCTTGTGTCGATCGGAAAAGCGATAGGGCTCTTTGCCGGTACGAATTGGGGTGGGTACCTGGCCAGACTGACTGAATCGAATGGGATCCATCACCACGTCCCGCGGGCAAATAGAAAGCCGCCGGGAACTGACCTACCTGGGTCGGTTCTCGGCGGCCTGATGCCACGCTTTGACGGCAGTGTACCAGTTAGAACCTGTCTGGACAATGGTTGGGATTGGGAACCTGGATTTTCGTCACGGTGCCGCAGCGCTCACACCGCGTATCAAGCGAGAGATCAGCCCCTCGGATGATCGATAACCGGCCGCGGATGCGCAGGTAAATCGACCCCGGACGCCACTTCCCGAGCATCTGACCGCAGCAATGACAATAAACCTCAGTATCGGGTGACGGTGTGTCGTTCACTGTAGCAGTTTATTAGATAGGCATAGTCTTAGCCTGGATTGTGTTCAACCGCGCGGATCGCTTGCCGATCGTCCCGCTGCCCCTCGCCCGACGCCGGACCGCGTGCCACGATTAGGAGCACTCGTCACCTCCAGCCAGCCCAAACTCCCGCAGCCACGCCTCGGCCGCCTCAGTATCGCACCCGGCTTTGTGATCGCTGGGCGGCCGCCAGCATTCGGTGCAGCGGCCATCCGCAATTCGGTGATCCAGCAGATCTCGAAACACGACTGCTGCCTCGGTGTGAGCACGGGTGAGCCGCTCCACCTCTGCCAGCAAGGCCAGGATATCCTCATGGGCGTGAGCGACGAACTCGGCGTTGAAATCGTGGAATGCTTGGCCAACCTCATGACTGTTGGCGCCGAATGCAGCGCCGTCAGATCCGGCAACACGAATCGCGTTATATGGATGCGATTCGTGAACCAACACCCCGCCTGACTCATAGTCGAAATCTTCATAGCCAGTGCAGGCCATCCACGGTCCCGGCGTTGCATGGGAACAGCGATGTGCAATTGCTTCTAAACTGCCTTTATCCAACATGCGCCCACCTGCTCCTGTTGACTATCAGCCTCACGGTCTTACGATGTATGCCGAAGAGCCTGCCAATGTTGGTATACGTTTGCCCAGCCTCAGAAAGCCTCCGGATCTCAATTACCGCTGACTCGTTGACCTTGGCAGATCCTTGTCGTGTGCCTCGCGCCCTGCGCTCAGGATGTGTGTGAGTCCCGTTCCTCTCACCACGGGCCAATCGCTCAGGGTGCAACCGTGATCCATTCTTGTCGCCACAAGGCGTGCGGCCATGAACCATGCGGTCTAGCGCATTTTCTTTTGCAGTCCCCCAACCCAAATTAGACGGACAATTGTTCATCTTATCGCCGTCAAGGTGACGCACCTGCATCCCTTGTTGAGGTAGACCATGAAATGCCAGCGCAACAAGTGTGTGAACAGGCCTCCGCACCCTCTTACCGTCCCGGCAAACCCGAACACTGAGATAGCCACTAGCGTTCGGGTCAGGGACAAGGACTCTTCGACCATAACCGCGCCAATCGCTTGCGACACTCCAGATGCGTCCATACCCATCAGCTTCATACCCCGCATATCCGGGAACAGGTCGCGTGGCCGCCTCGGCGCGTCGTCGGATGGCGTCGAGGTCGGTCATCTGGGCATCTCCTGTTTTAGTTCATTGAACAGGTCCAACAACTCACGCAGTCGTGTCATGTCCCGCGTTGCTCCCCGGCGCACGTCCCTCGCCTCACAGTTGACCTCACTGCCCACATAAATCACGTCCCGGAACCAATCCAGCCGGCGAATCTGAAGGCAGGGATACGCCTCTCCGCACTCACCGCACAGGAGCCCGGCCGGTTGGTGTCTTTGGCGAATCGGGCCGAAGCCGAGGATGTCAATCACCGCCGCGCCTCCAGTTCCCGGATGCGGGCCTCGGCGGCTTTCAGTCGGGCCACCTCCAAGCCGAACGCCTCGGCAATCCGGGCGTCCGTCTCACGACCAGCCACGATTTCAACGGTCGCCATCGTCATCCTCCACTAGGCCCAAGTCACGGGCTAATCCGGTCAGCATCTCGGGATCGCTGGCCCACTGGCGAAACACCTCGGCCACGCGGACGGGGTTCCTGTGAAGAACGTCAAGATAACTCCAATCATCGTGAAACGTATCTATCCACAATACGCTAATACAGTCAAGAGCAAGATCAGGATCGCGGTTGAGCGCACGGCTCAGGATCATGACCGGTCAGCCGTATTCGGCAACCAATTCGGGGTACGCCGTCCACGCTCCGTGCAACGTCTTGCCCCAGTGCTTGGCACGCTGCGGCGGATAATGCTTGGCCTGCCTGGCCGCCATTTCAAGGGCTCGGCGCACGCAGTCTAAGTTTCTAGCAGTCACCACATCACCTCCGGCAGGCCAAGCAGTCGACGGCCCAGACGGATCGGGCAGTCGTCCTCGTGATCCACGGCAGTCTTGCGTTCTTCTACTTTCAGGTTGCAGTAGATGCAAAACCTGATGAGTCTTATGCCGTAGAACTCGATTCCGGCATTCGGTCCATCGACCAATTGCCGGAGAATGGCTAGAGCAACAGACAGATCGTCGGCGGGCTGATCTGGCGTATCGTTGAAAGCCGAGACGAACCGATCATTCATCTTGAACCTTCCTCCTCAACTT